CCCCCTCATAGCTTATTTACTTGTTGGTTTTTTATTTTGTTTACTAATTTGTTTCTCTTTCAGACGAGCATCTACACTGGCTTTGTTTTTATCAAATTCCAGTCTCTCTCTGTCAAGCTGTAGTCTCTTGTCAAATTCTCTGATTTGCTCATCCAATTTGGCCTTGGCTTCCGGTGAATATTCCACATCTTCTGATGTCTCCTCATTAGCAAATGCCTGCATCTGAGCTATCAGTAGTTTAGTTTCATTATCCAGTTCATTAGCTTTAGCTCTCTGGTCAAGCTCTGCCTGCTTCATTTGCATATTAGCCTGAACAGCTTGCTGTTGTGCTTGCATTTCAGCTTGCTGAGCTTCAGCTTGTCTTTCCATTGCCTTTCTTTCATCATTCTCAACCATTCTTTGCTTTTCTGCAATAGAAGCTGAGCTGAAGAGTTTCATAATGGTACTGAAGGTCAGTTTATCATTCTGAAGAGCTGCTTGAGCAAGTGCATCCAGTTTGCTATTGAGCTCCTGAGAAGCATTGGAGTTATCCACTACAAGACCATAGTCATTTTCAGCGAATTCATCACCTTCAATTTCCATGATTTGTGAAGACATGTCCGAAAGAATATACTGGAATTTCTTCTTCTGTCCTTTCAGAGCTATCTTAGCTGTCTCTAAGAAGCACTCAAGAGCCCTTCTTTTAACATCCTCATGGGTCACAAACAGCCACTCTGTAATATGAGATGATTGAAGAGTAGCTCTTTCAACACCTCCTACAGTCTCTCTGTTTGAAATCTGACCCTCTCTCTGCTTGGAAATACCTGCAACTTCAGCCATCTCCATCTTAATGAACTCCAGCAGGTTAATATGCTGTTGGATGTAGTTACCAGTCTCAGCATCAATAACCCCTCTTGAATTAGAGGCAAATGCCCCAGCCAGTTTTCCTGTGGCTGCACCATAATTACCCTCCTTGAAGGAGTCTTTTACAGCAAGGTGATTTACCTTTGCATAGTACATCCATTTCTCTACTGTCCATCCTTCAGGTACTGAAGCAATATCCAGCTCCATGATTTTACCCCAGTTAGCAGCTATAGCCTTATTTAATCTGTCGTGAATTACATCATATAGATAGTTGTAAGGTTTCATCATATCTACTAATGAGTAGGCTCTTTGGTCACCTATATTATAAATGGAACCTATGATTCCGAAGTGACATCTCGAAGGATTTGAAAGTCTGTTGTACTGAATTGGCTTAGGTCTCATATTCACATAGACATCTCTACCAATCTTAGTACCTTCCCAGGCTTCATTTATCCAGAATATCTCTTCTTCCTCTCCCATCTCCACCTTAGTCTGATAGGTCTCAGGATAGAAATTATAGACTGTCTCTCCAGTCTGAGAGTCATAGGACTTTACTTTCTTAATCTTTCTCCTTGATTTCCAGTACATTCTTAACACTCTGACATTACCTGCAGAGTCATAGTAGAGTTTACTACCACCGAATGTACCAAAGGGAAGGAACATATTCTCAACGTCGATATACTGTGGGTCTACGAAGTCTGCAAATACGAAGTTATCTCTCTCATCGTAGTTATCCATACCATCGGTAGTTTCACCTTGGTTAGGAAGATTTTCGATATAGGTCATATCTGCAGGAGTGAGAACATCATAGTATGTATCTATGATTCTGCCTGGAGACCAGTAGTCTTCGAGAAGAATTATATCGGCATCCTCTATCTTGTTGGAGTACCCTGATTTGAACACCCTCACCTTCATAGGATTGAGCTTTTCTATAACAGGTTCTCCACCTACTATATCACACTGATAGATTTCCTCAGCGACTGTCATGGCATCTACAAACCCAGCATTGAATATCTGAGGCATGTTGTACTCCTTCGAATAGTGGTTAAGAAGTGCATTAGCTCTGATTTCTCTTGCATCCTGCCACTCATAAGTAAAGTAGTCATTCAGCTTCTCAAGCTCTGCATTGAACTCTTCCTCAGACTGAGCAGTGTTCTGAACCATCTCCTGTAGTCTTGCAAAAAGTTCCTTCTTTTTATTATTCTCTATCTCGGAAATTGCGAGAGGATTTGTCACTATTACTCTAAAATCAAAGACTCTCTTCGACTCTTCCCCTCTAAGAACATTAATCTTAGAGTTCATAATGGGATAGTGCTGAATCTTGTCAGGAATATAACCAGCTTTGACATCTTCTGGGTTGAGGATAATCTCCATATCCTCCATGTGAATCTTGCCATTGAGCAGATCATAGTTAATCCTTTTATGTAATACTGACCTTCTTACAGGACTGTAGTTGAAGAAAGTTCTGTTCTCTGCCCAATCAAGGTGTTCCTTTCTCCATGCTTTTGTCTTCTTGGAGAAGGATAATTGTTGCCTTGGTAACTGTATAAATTGGGGCATTACTTAAATGTTTTGATTTGTGCAAATATAAGTAAAAATATTCAGACAAACAATAGGCTAAGGAAAATTGTTAGATTCCCTTAGCCTTTTGCCTAAATTTACTGACTCAATAGTCTCTCAGCTATCACATTCTTTTTTCTCTCGGGTTTATAGTTGGTCTGAAAGAATGGGTCATCTGCAAGAGTCTTTCTCTTAGTGACTTGCATCTTCTGAACATCACCACTATAGAGAATCATCCTATCCTCCCTGAGCAGCATAAGCATACCTAATGAAGACACACGGTCGAAGTTACCTTCACTATTCCATTGGATAAGCTCCTTAATCAGAGCTCTCTGTCTTAGCCTGAAGAGGTTAGGAATCTGAACCTCTGTGGGTTCTCCATCCACATTCATTATAGTATTGACTGGTTTGAGCAGCCAATCCCTGATAAGAGTTCTTGCGAAGTTATTGATAGGTAAAGTAGCTTGTACACCTTTGGCTTTATTACCATAGGGAGTACCTTTAATCATGTCCTTATCTTTGAGATATTCCAGAGTATCAGTAAGAATAGAAAGAGAGTTAACTTTACTGAAATAAGCAAAAATACCCTTCTTATTATTCTCATAGTTTAGTTTTGCATTATAAAATAAACACAGTCTTCTCAACTGCTCGTAGTAATCCTCTGCAAATCTTGGTCTACCTGTATATTCTGCTACTATCTGGTCAGTCCATAGGTCAAGTACAAAAGCAGACTGAAGAGAAGCTGTTTCAGAAGAGTCATCATCTACAGGGTCACAAGAGGCTATATACCTTCCCTGAGGGATTACAAGTCCTTCATCCGTAGATATCTTCTGAGGCATTTGGAATATCTCTACAGCCCCATCTATTTTATTATCCTTGTGGGGGAATTCCCTGATAGGGTCCCCTACAGTAGGATTGAACTCTATCTTTCCATTGCTTAGAGTGAACTCACCTACATATACATCATTCAGTTCTACAGGATTTGAGTCTATTTGTCCTAATCTTTCAAGAAGGTCAGTTACAGGGAAGATATTCCTCTTGGTTCTAAGAATAGCCTCTGAGGGAGTAATAGGTACCTCAGCAATAGTCTTGACAATGGTATTGGGGTCAGTAGAGTTATATTTTACCTTGTATCTGTCAAGGAGTATCTCAACTAAAGATTTGGTTACATCTGATACCCCATCCTTATTGTAGGAACCCTCTCTGTTTACATAGCCTGGAAAAAAGAATACGAACTTGGGCTTACCAGCAGAAGTCTTGTCATAGACATTGGGAAGAGCATACATGTCATAACCTGTAGGGTTATACATAATCTCTTGAGCACCAGCAAAGTCTGAATCTTTATCACCAGCAGTACCCTGCAAGTACATAATTCCGAAGACAAGGTTACCATCCCTGACAGATGGTCTCATTACAGTATAAAGGTCTGAAAGGTTAGGGAATGAACCGAACTCCTCAATACCAAGGAATACACTTCTCTTACCTCTAAGTTTTGCAATGTTGTCTTTTGAAGTTACACCAAGCACCTCATTCTTAGTACCCATCTTAGTACCTGTCTCAAGGTTCTGATAGCCCATAATCCAGTTCATCTTGTCAAGAGAACTCTTGATTCTTCTTGCAGGAAACTCTGTATTCTGAGCACAGAAGTCAATCATTGTTTCAAACTTATTAAGGGTACCATCCTTTGTAAGATATTCTTTCTGGTAAGCTGTAATAGTACTTCTGGTATCCTTGTGAGCTTTTCTATTCTCTCCCAGTACAAAATTATGTGCCAGAATAGAACCCATGCAGTAAGACTTGGACTTACCTCTGGAAGCCAATTCTGCACCATTCAAAGCACCTTTCCAGTCATTATAAAGACCACCATTTCTGGCCTGGTCAATATAGTGGAATCTCCAGTAAATACCTTCCCAGACTTTAGGAAAGTCTGTAATACGGTCAGCCTGAGCAGTTCCCTCTCTTTGGTCTGACATGATGATGGGACAATAGTTGAGATAGAAATACATATATCCTGGTATCCATTCACCATCTGAAGGTCTTACCATTCCATCCCAACATCTATCCCTCTCTCTTCTTATCCATTTACCATACTCTGAATTGGGATTACCATTGGGCTTAAGGAAAGTATAGCATCCATGTTCCTTAAAATGAAGTGCAGACTCTCTGAAATAGTCCATATCTTCAAGTATATGAGGCTTGCACAAATCTACTATAATCCTTCCTCTTTCATCCCTTGGTCTATCTTTGGCTCTTTCCCTGGTAGGACTGATGAGGTTCTGAATGAATTGGACATTGTTTATAATATCCAGTAATTCATCTCTAACCTCCTCAGGTAAAGAGGCCAGCAATTCATCAGTAAGAGGCGTCTGGTACTGGTTGAATGTCCTCTCCATTTATTACTTTCTCCCAATTATCCGATTTAACAAAGTTTATAATCTGAGTGGTGAGCATCATATCTATAGTTGCCAGATAGTCATCTCTTCTTGGATTGTAGGTCAATTCAAAGCAAAATGCTTCTACAGGATGCTTTCCAGGCTTTATATAAGCCACTATCCATTTGGTTTTGGATAATCTTCCAAAAGAAATGTCTTGGGAATTCGAGTATATTTTGAAAAATCCAGAAGCTGGTATTCCTCTTATCTCTCTTTCATGTTCCAATACTCTGTTCAATCCTTCTACTATCGAATTAATCATACTAATCCAAATTATCCTCGAACACTTTCTTTTCTCCTTGTCCTCTCATTCTTGAATTGTCAAGAATCTCAGCATTCAGAGACTTCTCAGCTGCCTGCAGAGCTTTTATAAGCTCAGGTACTTTAGTAAGTGCATCAGCAGCATCCTTGATAGCCTTAGGCATTTTAGAGGGGTCTACTTCTTCGAAAGAAAGAGTTCTCAGTTGTTTTCTAATATTGTTTATAGCAAATCTTGCATCATCAAGGAGACCTGCTGAGGCAGTCACTGTAAGCTTCTTATAAAGCTCCATAGCCTCATTTATAATTTTATCAGGAGTCCATGACTCTCTCAGTCCCTCTCCCTTTTTAATCTCCTCCATTCTGGTCTCTTCATCTATGATAATCATATACTCTGACCTGGGGTCACAGTAAAAGTAGATAAAAGCCAGTTCTGAGAGTGCTTTATTTTTATCTTCGGACTTATCTCTCTCCCATATCTTTTTGAAGGGCTTGAGTATCAGTGCCTCCGGAGAAATCACTACTCTATGTCCCTCGTATTTGAATAATCTCATAACCTTAATAAAAAAGGGGAAGTAAAACTTCCCCTACTCAACAACTCCTTCAGGAAGCTGTCCATCATCTTCATAGTCATTAATAATGTAGAGAATATCATTCTCCTCAAGGAGCATAACTTCCTCTCCATCCACTTCCATGGTAGGGAAATCAAATCCTACAATTTCTTTCTTATATTGCTGTACATCCTCTCTGAGAGAGTTTTTCTGAGCAACCTGCTTGAACTTGGCATATTTCATAGGGTTAATGGCAATGATATCACCTGGTACTACCAGTCTTACCATATTACCTACAGCAAGTACCTTCTGGTACTCCTTAATCATGATTTTAGCCTTTGCAGGGTCTATAATGTCTGTGTTGTCAATCTTCTCAGGTTCTGTATATTTATCACAGGTGACCAGAATCTTTGTATACACAGGGGTCAGTTTCTTAATCTTTAGCATCTTTTATTAAAACTTTTAAATATTCAAGCCTTCTCCTTATCTTGAGGATTTTATCTCTTGTAGTATATAACTTACCAAGAGAAGGTATATTGAAACTTGTTCTTAGTTTATTGAATTCCTCCTCACTAAGTTCCTCTTTAAGAGGCAGAGCTTCTACTGTATTTCTTATGAACTGCCATTGAGATTGATAAGCCTCTTTTACTACCTCCACAGGTATTCCCATCTCAGCAGCTACTTTAGCATATATCTCATTCATTGTTCATATCGAAATATAACAGTAGTTTGAACTCTTTGGCATCTTCTGGAAGTTGAGGAATGAATCTTTTGTTGATTCTACCATCCACAATTAGCTTATTCTTTCTAAGCTTTCCCATTATGACTTGGAAATGAGGCAGAGTTATATTACACTCTGCCCTTACTTTCCTTTTGGTATCCTCACTCATAACCACCTTGTCAAGGATTTCTTCATCCTTGATGACCTTAGAGAGCTCATATCTTTGCTTTACCAAGGAGGTTATTACATCCATTTCCCTCTCTGTGAGTTTATGAATGGGAGATAAAAACTCAAACCAGAACTTGAAAAAACTACCATTTAGTGAAGCAGGAATCCTCACAACACTGTTTATCTTGGGATTCTTGCCTTCCATACCTATTATTTTTCAGTTTCCTCAGGAGTCTCTTCCCCAAACATAATCAGCTCAATCTCTGACTTACACTTATTTTCAAAGTTTTCATCAAAGACACCCAGCTCTACTACCTTAAACAGATAATCAAGTTTCTTGAACATAACCTGGTTACTCATCTGCTGCATTCTTGCAATCAGCTGTTTTTGCTGAACCATTAATGTAATATAAGCCTGTCTCTGCTTTTCAGGAGAAAGTGCCTCAAACTCCTCTCCCAGTCTTTTCATCTCTTCCATATTATTGAATGAATTTATGTCCGTACTGTTGTTCATACTTCTCTTCCCATTCCTGGATAGAGGAAGTCTCTATATCTGTGCTATTACAGTTGTCACAAAACTCCAAGCCATTTACCTCTCTTATCTTTAGAGATAGACAGTGGGCACAGTAATATACAGGTTCCTCATTAAAGCTCTGCCTTTGGATGGGTGAGTCTGGTCTTGATGTCTGCATAAATACCTTTCTTAATTGTGTTCAACCCACGTCCACTTCTGGACTTATCCTTTCTGTTGTTAAAAGGTCTTCTCGGAGCTACATAGCCATAGGGAGTTACATACCCTTTTCTAATAGCTCTGACTATAGACTTGAACTGTCCTACACCTTCAAAACTTTTAAGCATCAGATTATTAATACTAATCTCATCATTCGAAGGCTGTATATTCTGATTGTCTTTCATCTAAAATTACATATTTAGAGGTAAATAATAAACCAGCCACCGAGATAGCATTCTTAAGAGCAGTATAAACTACCTTGGTAGGGTCTTGTGTACTTGTACTGGTTTCCCCGATAAACTTCTTGGGAGCTCTACAGAGTTCCTGAATAATCATCAGAGCAGCATCCTTCTCATTGAGCTTTCCAGAGGACTCAGCTCTTTCTGTCATCAACTTAGCATTGAAATCAAGAATATGAGCTGCATTATATAATGCCACGCCTCCAGCAGGTACTACTCCTTCCTTGAGAGCTGCTTTTACAGCATGGATTACATCATCCAATTTGTCCTTAATCTCAAGGGATTCAGCTTCTGAGGATGCACCTACATGAATATAACCTATGCTACCTGCAAACATAGCCAATCTTTCACTGGCTTTCTCTGCTAAAGTCCTATCCGTCTGAGTCTGAACCAAATCTTCTAGAAATGCCAGATGTCTTTTATAAACCACCTCATCGTGTGAAAGACCTCTAAACTCCGTATCATATCTACCTACAATAACTTTCTCTGCATTTCCTACAAGATAGGGGGCACCCAGGTCCTTATCACTCTTAACAGCTCCTGATGCTATTCCCAAGTCCTGGAAGAAATCATCCTGTCTCTCATTGGAATAGGGAGCCTGGATTACACATCCTTGAATAACTCCACTCAGAACATTGGTAAGGAACAACTCAACCACTGTATTATCTACTTCAGGAACTATCAGCAGAATGGGTCTATCCTCATTCTTAGCCTCCTGAAGATAAGGAATAATTTCCTTGTAGTCTCTAATTACTCGTCTGGCAATCAGAATCTTACAGTTGTCGAGGGTTATGGATGACTGCCCATTTACACAAAACATGGGTGATACATACCCTCTGTCTATCGAAATACCTTTAATGACCTGTGTATGTACACCCAAAATCTCTGAGTTCTTTACAAACACTATGCCATCCTTACCAATCTGTGTAAATAAATCAGTCACTTTCTCAGCAATGTCTACATCTCCATTAGCTGAGTTAAGAGCTACCTTCATCAGAATCTCTCTGTCTGATGGTTGAATGGGAGTAGAAATTGACTTTAGATAATCAATGACTTCATTTACATACTTTTCAAGATAAGTCCGAAGCTCAAAGGGATTCAAAGAATGACTTTTAATAGCACCGACACTTATCTGTGAGGCCAGATTAGCCAAAATGGTAGTGGTTGTAGTACCATCTCCAACTTCTTTCAGAGTCTTGATAGCTGCATCTTTGATAAGTGAAGCTCCAATATTCCAATCAGGTCTACTGAACTCCACAGACTTAGCAACAGTAACTCCGTCTTTGGTAATATGAGGTCTCCCTTCCTCATCTTCAATTACCACATTTCTGCCTTTAGGTCCATAGGTGGACCCAACTACCTCAGCAACTTTGGACATTCCCTCAAGAATGCCATCCATTACTTTATCATTCCCAATAAGTTTACTCATAGTAGACTAAAGCTATTTGATTCACAGGTAGCTGCAGAATACTTACAATCTGCTCTTTCTTAATTCCTTTTTCATTGACCACTCTTTGCATAGTCAATGTACTATCGAAATAAAGAATCTTCATCTTCTCTTCCATATTAGTTGCGAGGGAGGGACTCGAACCCTCGTAGAACTGCTTATGAGACAGTGCTGGGTGCCACCTCCAGTCTACCTCGCATAAAGAGCAAGTAGAGAGAATCGAACTCTCATATCCAGTTTGGAAGACTGGCATAATAACCATTATACTATACTTGCTTTTTGTAGAGTTAAAGTATCTACCCAGCATTGCACTGACTCCTATCCACGAATTACAAGTCTTCTGATAGGTCTCTCAAGGAAAGAGAGAAAATAACCAGCTTCGGAGAGCCCCCACTCAGAGTCGAACTGAGGATACCTGATTACAAATCAGGTGTTTTACCACTAAACTATTGGGGCAGTAGCCCAGGAAAGATTCGAACTTTCACTTTACAGGGTTTAAGTCTGATGGCTCTACCAGTTGGCCTACTGGGCCTTATACCTATTCACCCAATTCAAAGAGGTATTTGTATTTACCTACATTGAATATAAAGGTCTCAGTCTCAGATTTTAAACCAACCCAGACAGTCTCTTTAGGTATATTCTCATAGAAAGGAATAGTCTTTTCAAGGATATACTTTACAAGTACTGCAATACTCTGTACCTTAAAATAAGTACCCTGAATTACATCCATGTCCATGTGTCCAAGGACACCCTGAGAGAACTCTGCAATCTTATCCTGATAGTCAGAAACTATATCAAGAAGGTCATCAAGAATCTGATGCTCTTCAAGTCTCTCATTTACAGGAAGTTTAAGAGCTGCCCAGTGGAGGTTTTTAATCTTTGTCTTCACTCCCTCAAGTATATTGAGGAAATTAATAAAGAAGCTGAGTCCACCAGGTTGAGAAGTATTTCCTCCTGGATAAGGCTCAAAGATATTCTCTTGTTCCATTTATTAATGATGTTACAAAGGTAAGTAAAATATTTGAAATATGCAAATATTTTAATGATTATTTTTTATTTCTTTAAGAAAACCATCCATAATTACAAGATAGAAGAACTCTTTAATAGCATCCTCTACATCATGTGAAATTACAGTTCCATTAGTCTTATACTTTGTTCTGAAGCGAGGCTTATTTATATCTTTCTCCGAGGAGGCCAAGATATGAACATATCCAACTCTCTCCTCTATTGGGAACTCCTCAGGCTGCTGTATTCCAATCAGACAGCCATAATCAGGCCCTAATAAATCTTTTACCCTATCTTCAAACTTTTTGATAAGGGCTTCCATAACTTTATTTTCCATGTACCCCAGACAGGAGTCGAACCTGTAAAATCTACTTTCTAAGAGTAGCATGTATGCCAGTTCCATCACTGGGGCTTATGCGGATTTCCTTGGTTACGCTCCAAGTCCCCTGGATTTTCAGTCCAGTGCTTCTACTAAGTTAGCTTGAAATCCATAGTGGGAGTTGAAGGATTCGAACCTACTGAGTATCTTAGTGCCAGATTTACAGTCTGGTGCCCATCCACCATCTGAGCAGAACTCCCATACCTATTAACTTCCTCCTGAGTTCCAGGATTCAATCTCTTTAATATGCTCTATTTTAGAAGCAATCTCTCTTTTATTAAGCTCTCCAAAGTCAGAGGGGTCTTTAGAAGCTTCATAGTATTTCTGATATAAGTCCTTTTTCTGGTCTATATCTCCCCATTCATCATATGGCATACTCTACATCTCCTTAATTATCATTCTTAAATGAGCAAGATAATCCATATCTTGCTGACCTGAAAGACCCTCTAAAACTCTCAATCTATTGTGAATAAACTTTAGAAAGCCTTGTGTGGTATCTTCTGCATCTGCAATGCTATTCTCATATAGCATCGTCTCCTTATTAAAGTCTTCCATGTGCTTCCATAGGGACTCGAACCCCAAACCTTCTCCTTAAGAGGGAGCAGCTCTAACCTATTGAGCTATGAAAGCATTGTACCCCCAGAGAGACTCGAACTCCCACTCCTAACATTAAAAGTGTTCAGCTTTAACCAATTAAGCTATGAGGGTGTAGAGGCTCTGGTAAGATTCAAACTTACGGATAATTGCTTTGCAGGCAACCCCCTTAAATCACTTGGGTACAGAGCCATAGTACTCACTAAGGGACTTGAACCCCTGACCACTTGGGTATAAGCCGAGCGCTCTAACCAACTGAGCTAAGTGAGTATAGGTGTCTGAAGAGACTCGAACTCTCACTAACAGGCTCCACAAACCTGCGCTCTACCATTAAGCTACAGACACAGTTGGAATAGTAGGACTCGAACCTACACCCTTCTGAATATCAGTCAGATGCTCCAACCATTTGAGCTATATTCCAATTAAAAGGATAGAAGTAGGATTGTAAGTATCTGTCCAATCATTCCTCCGACAACTGTACAACTCCAATCCAACCAATCCCAATTTTTATTATACTGATAGTCTTTAAATTCCATTCCTATAGCTAATCCAAGAGCAAAAAGGATGCTTATAGCACCACATGGAATTGCATATAGAAAGTGCTTGAATCTATTACTCTCAGTAAACCATTTAAACCACTTTTTCATAGTAAAGTTATTTGCGCAACCTCAAGGATTCGAACCCCAACTAATTGTTTTGGAGACAATCGTGCTACCATTACACCAAGGATGCTTTGTGGGCAGAGAAGGACTCGAACCTTCATTTTTAGTATTTCCGAACTAATGTTTTACCGATGTAACCCTACATATCACTATTCCTTACTATAGTAGGAAAGATACTTCTGCAGAGTGCTTTTTAAACTTTCTGCCCATATTTTGCGGAGAGTAAGAGATTCGAACTCCTGGACCATTTCTGGCCACTGGTTTTCAAGACCAGCACAATAAACCAACTCTGACAACTCTCCATTGCGGGAAGTCCAAGACTCGAACTTGGAATAAAGGATTAACAGTCCCTCGTGATAACCATTTCACCAACAACCCAATAAGTAGGGGATGTAAGAATCGAACTTACGACCTCCTGGATGTAAGCCAGGCATTTTTACCACTCAACTAATCCCCTATGACCAGTCTCCGAACTTTTAATAACCTGAACTGGCAAAGGTTTATCTTTTAACAACCTTAACACTATGAAAACACAAGTGGACCCACTGGGGCTTGAACCCAGAACTGTAGAATGCAAATCTACTGTTTTAGCCAATTAAACACTATAGGCCCATAGTAGGGTATGCAGGATTCGAACCTGCGAGTTCTCTTGCTCCCAAAGCAAGCGGGGTAACCGGACTCCCCAAATACCCTATATGCGGAGAGCAATGTATTCGAAACATATTCCCGTCGGAACTCACTACTTAGCAGGTAGGACTATAGAACCTCCATAGTTTACTCTCCATTGCGGACTATATGGGATTTGAACCCATCTGATAACCTGCGTGACAGGCAGGTAGCCACTCCAAGCAGCCCCATAGTCCATGAGTTCTGGTAGGACAGAACTCCTCGTCTAAATTCGTCTCTTAAGTCCAAAGTACTGAGTCAGGGAATTGAACCCTGGTGTCCAGCTTGAGAAACTGGCGAACTAACCACTATTCTAACTCAGCATAGTATTGGGTAGGAGATTTGAACCCACTCTCTTAGGATTGAAAGTCCTACGAACTAACCTACTATTCTAACCCAACATATCTGTAGGCCTCCTTGGATTCGAACCAAGAATGAGGGCTTAGAAGGCCCTGAGTTTATCCAATTAGCATAAAGGCCCAAGTAAAGGTAGCTTATTCAGCTACCTTCTTATTCTTACTCTTCTTCTTAGGTTTTGGCTTAGCCTCTACAGGAGCATCCTTAGATTCCTCAGGGATTACCTCAGCAGCAGCTGATACTGTCTCAGGTACAGGATATACTGGTACCTCCTTGATAACCTCCTTAATCACCTCTACAGGAACCTTTACTTCCTTGATGACCTCTACAGGTTTCTCTACAATCTTCTCAATGATTTCCTTCTTCTTAAGAATGTAACCTGAGAAACAACCAAATACAAATGACCCAAGAGCTACAAGAGTTGCCCAGTAAGGCATAAGCTTAATAGCTGCAAAAAGCCCAATAACTGCGACAGCTACAATAAGTACTGTCCACCACTTTCTACTCATATTATGAAAAATTAAATTAATAATTTGTTGAAGCACCTGGATTCGAACCAAGAATGATAGAACCAAAATCTATAGTGTTACCATTACACCATGCTTCATCGTGGGGTAGATTTCTCTACCCCGGAAGGCGTATTTCCATCTTAGATTGTCCTTCGACGGATTGTCCTTCTCTAATTGTTTTAACCATATCTCTCAAATCAACAGTACAAAGGTAAGTAAAATTTTTGACATTTCCAAATTTTTTGGCAATTATTTTTTAAATTTCTGTAATTCTTTGTTTAATGTCCTCATTCCCTTAAAGTTACGAATATAGCTATTTTTATCTCCACTATAGTTATGCTTTCCAGCATTTTTCCCATGTAGTCTTTCTACAAACTCTTCTGGAGTATCGGCATTAAGAGCATCATATCTATTATTCAGTAAATCAGCCTTATACTTGACAAAATCATATAAATTGTCAAAATCTAAATATTTAAACCCATCTCTATACAATGTACTTTTATACTTAGAATTAGCCTCTTTATTTAGGTTCTTAATACCTCCCCAATTATAACCCTGAGCTCCACGAGGATTTGTTCCATATGCACTCTCTAAAGCAGCCTGCCTAACAATATTCTCAGAAGCATTTCTATTATAGCCACTATCTTCTAATACTCTCTCCACAATAGGATATAGAATATCTACAAACTCCTTTATATTAGGAGATTTGCCTTTTGGCTTCCTAAAAGGATGTATTTCTTTTCTGGGGAGGAGAGGAGGGATTACCTTATTATATGGTTCTTCTAAATGTTTCTCTAAATTAAAGTAAGAAATGGGGTTCTGGAGCTCTAAAGCTTGAGTTTCCGTAGAATTTCCATCAAACTTATTAACTCTTCTTAAAGTAAACTTATTAGGAGCTGTAGCATATTCTTCTGGCTTCAGTGTGAAATATCTGCCTGTAGAAGTATCTATAAAGGGTGTATAACCTGAAGACTGGTCTTCTTGCATAGCTAAGGCAAATGTAGGATGCTTAGGATTTTTAAGAATCATACCAGTTCTCGGGTCTCTCGAAGCCCAATGTTGGGTTCCTGGATCATACATATTTCCTACCTCTTCCGCAGTCTTGTAGTCATAGTATTGATCAGGATTATCATACTCATTCCTTAAAGGACCACCATAAGCAGCCAGCTTCCTACCATCCTTCTCAAGGCTAGACTTAGTAGAAGCTACATTATTAAGCAAGTGGAGTAGATACTCATCACTATAACGATTGATTATATCTGTATCATCGTACTTCTCACGCCACTTCTTAATATCTTCTACCGTGTACTTCTTCTTAGGATCAAGCTTATTTAAATACCTAAACTGCATTAAACGAGCGTAGATCTCATCAGCAGAATCCTTGTAAGAATTATACTGCTTACCCTCCTGTAACTTGTCTCCTTCAAAGCCATACCTGATAGTATTAATCTGTGGATCAGCATTCAAAGAATGAGTCAACTCATGAACATCAGTACCAGCATATGGACTGATATAGGATATAGAGTGACTAGAAGGATTATAAGCTCCACCAGTATGATTAGAGAGCCTCTTTATAGCCTCAAATTCTGATTCAGGAACATGCGGGAACTTCGTATTACCTAGAACATCATATTGCTTGACAGTACGTAAATTCTTTAATTGATTCTGATACTCTTTAAAAGCAGCTTTATTAGACCAACTCTTAGGTAATACACTATAAGGAACCATCGTAGAACCACTGTTTCTAAAATTCTCCTTAAACTGCTCCTGCCTATTAGATAACCATGAAGCTATGAAATCTTGAGCAGGAGTGCTCTGAATATTATCTACTTCACCACCATCAGTAAACTTATTGTAATGATCCCTCATATCACTAAGCCGGGTCACTCCACTCCGTAGATAAGTATTCATTAACTTAGCTCTCTCACGCATGGATAAAGACTCCCATCTCATCTCACAACTCCACCTAATTTATCTGCAGACTTTTCCACAAAGAACTTATAATAATCATAGCTCTTGTGATAATAATTCTTTATTCTACAGATTATGTTATGACATCCACTCAACAGTCCTACAATAGGCAAGTATAAAGGTCCTAACCATTTAGACTGAATTCCATGTCCCGACTCATGCTTTACAGAATTTTTCAAACTAAGCCTGATGTAGTGGTTATTCCAGCTGTATCTGTCATAATCTATAAGAACATAGTATCCCAATGATATTCCACCGGGGAACTTGTCATATATATAAACCTGTTGACCTTTATATTCAAAGGTTTTCAGTCTTGTCTTTTCATAAAATGGTAAGAGAATTGCACCCAGTAAACTCTGGGGCAATTCCCATGTCCATCTTCTTAACTTAGTATACCATTTCATTTTCCTTTCAGTTCTGTCATAAAGCTGAATGCTGTCAGCTTACCATCTTCATATCTCTGAGCAATAGGGTATAGAGTATATAGTTTCTTTTTACCCTTTCTTTTGGTAACCTTGAAGATACCTCTTTTTACCTTTAATTTCATCCAATCTGTATGTTAGTTCATCAATTAAAGAATCGAAGTACTTTGAATAAAGTACCTTATCATTATCCATTCTCAGGACTGTATATCCAAGTGCCTTTAATATTCTTGTCCTCTCTATATCCTTTTTAGATTGTTCAGGGTCATGATGATATCCTCCATCCAACTCTATTATAAGTCTGAACTCTGGAAAGAAAAAGTCTGCAATAAAGAACCTTTCAATACTTCTGGTTCCTGGTTTCTTTACATATATAATATGCTGAAACTTGAACCTGTTCTTCAAAGAAGAATTCAAGAACACCTCATTCAACTTATTCTCAGCAGTTGTAGCATTCCTAATCAGTTTTCCTCTATATTCATTAGCTTTAGCCCTGATGAGTCTATTATTCATAGTAATCCACTCAGGACTATAGAATATTATTCTTCTACCCATAATCTCCCCAATATATAAACTACTCTTAGAACTGTTGTTCAATAGAATAATCTATATTTATTCACTATTAGATATAGGGAGTCCTGGTCCAGATGTCACCCTGTCTAAGTAAGCCTTTGATTTTCAGTCTTATAGCCTACCTCAATCCTATTTATTATTTCAGGGGCGTTTATATATTATTAGTTCTCACTCCCAGTTATCCCTAAGGGCACTTTATCCTCAACCTTTTCGCATCTAAGTAGGTGTGCCACCCTGAATACATCAATAGGACTTCTTGTGTTATGCAGCTGAAAGCTACCACTCAATCAGTGGGTCAACTTAGAATTAACCTTGATGGGACAAAGATAAGTAAAAAAAATGACAAATCCAAATTTTTTGTATAAAAAAAATCATTTATAAGGAAAAAACTTAGAGGGGTTTTAATTTTTTATTTTTTTTTATTTTTTTTTCTGGAATATTTTTTTTAGTTTGATGGAGATACGGGTTACCTAATCACCACTAACCCCTCCCCGCCTTCGGCGGGTTGGGTCATACCCCGCCCTAAGTAATATCAACTATCAATTAAATTAAAAGTTATGGACCAGAACCAAAATCAGGAGAATCTTGGCAGATTCATCAATTCGCAGAGCTATGCTATGGCTAAAATTCGCTATGGCATCACCTCCACTAAGAAGGGAATCCAGAAGACCAAAGATGGTCGGGAGAAAGTCATCTTCGTCTGTCTCAATGCCAAAGGCCAGGAAGTGGTCAGAGGGCTTGTATCTGCAGCCCTGGAAAGTGCAGAGAAAATCCCCGCAGATGCCTACCTCTCGGAGGTAGAGTATGAGCGTAAGTCTGATGGTCAGACCACTACCTGCTTCATGCTCCACAAGAGTGCCAATAAGGTGGAGCTGGCAGAGTTCGAAGAGGAGTAGTACTCCTCTTCTTTGGAAGTGGGAAGATAGATTGATTCTGTCTTCTCACTTTCTTTCTATACCTATATATAATATATACACTTTGAGAAATAGGTCAATACCCTACTCTCTCAGGCTTAGTTACCAAGGGCTATTTACTACAGGTCTGTAGCTTCTTGGCCCTGAGGTGTGGTGTTATAATAGGAGATTGTTTGACTAAAATGAATACTGAAATGATTGTGGCTTATTGGTTACTGCTTATCATCTTTATGCTTGTCATGGCTTTTGCATTGGGTGATACAGTTTATAGATTGATAGTTGAAGACAGAAAGAAAGGACCTTACTAAATAGGACAATTAGACCATAATTGGTCAATAGTACTTATTAGTTATAGAGCTCCAAGAAGCCTGTAAAAGACTGAGAATGAGAGAGATAGAAGAGAGAATTGTGGTTATTTATGACCATCTCCCCCTTTTATCTCTCTTTTCAAATACTCCAAACTCTGACAGCAGATAAAAAGATAAAATACTATTTACTGTCAGAGATAATCAGCAGTATCCCTTCCTTCCTTAGTTATAGTCTAAGAAATATCGAAAATAGGCACATTTGTCACGATGAATATCCATATTCTGGGATGGTGAGTGTAGAGGATAGACTCTTGGAATAGAATAGAAGTAGATTCTTTGCTATAAGTTAATAGGATAATACTATTTATATTTTTCCCTGTTCATCAACATTATGTGGAGGAAAGTACCAATTACTAACAAAAATGTTAGATGTGCATGATTGAGATAGTCCTGATTGTAGACGATTTCAATAGATTAAAATACAATCTATATTTCATATCGAAGTCTATGGGAGATATGAAATGAACAAGTCTTACATGATATACAAAATCCAAGAGGGCTGTAACCTGTTTGTGGTGCATTAGTCTGAGGCAAATTGTATGGAGTAGTGAGTAGTAGACAAGAGAAATGTCTATCCATTTCTTTTCATAATGGCCTCTTAGCTTAATGGATAAAGCAACTGCCTTCTAAGCAGTTGAGTCCCAGTTCGAGTCTGGGAGAGGTCACTATGAATAAGTTATCTAATAGCTAAAAACAATGGACTTAGTATCTTACAATCAAGCAACTAAATAAGAAACTATGAAAACTATCAAAGTCAAATTCCCTGGCAACTGCAAAGATTATGCCTTCAATGTGGAAGACCCTTGCAATCAGGTGTGTATAGATTCCACAATCTACCTCCCTGCATACCAGTCAGCAGTATGTGTGGTAGCAATCTACACTTCCCGTCTGAGTTATGTAGATACCCGAACTCAAATGCTGTCCAACTGCAAAAAAACTTCTTTTTACATTCCCATCAAGACTGTCAGATGGGAACTGATGAAGAACAAAGCCTTCAAACCCAACACCACATTCACTCTGGAAGAGGCCAAAGCTCTGTATAAGCAGGGTGGAGTTGCAGCTGAGTTTGCATGCAAGTATTTCCCTGAAGAAGAGCTTCTGGGCGTCATTTCCAAGAGCAGCCTTGCACTGTGGCAGATGGAAATGAACAATGCCACAGAGGCCCTCCAGAAACTGGCCAATACCCTCAACAAGGGATGGCGCAAGACTCATGGAAATACAGGGTATTTCTGCAGTCCTCGAAGTGACGGTGGATGGGATGTCCTCAATCACACGATGGTAAACTATCCTGGTGTAGTTTACTTCAAAAAGGAAAACTACGCCTGGGCAGCTCTCAAGCAGCTTCATCCTGTAGAAAGAGAAGCACTGAAAGGTTGCTGAATAGTAGAGGGAGAAATCCCTCTACTTCAACAAAACATTAATCAGAGGGGGGGGGGTGAAACCCTTCCACAAATAAATTCAAATGAGAACAAGATTTAAAATCACAGCCAAAGAGCAGGCAGCATGTTTTGCTAAGCTTTATGAGGAGAAGGGTATGGAACTCACCCTTGAGAACCTCGACAAACTTCCTCTCAACTCTAATGAGGCGAACAGAAAGAAGGGATTCACTGAAATCTTTGTAGCAAATACGCCCACAGGGATGACTCTCATGTACTATGACAAGAAAAAGAGAGTCCTGAAAGAGGTGTCAGATGCACCTGGCATTCTCCTTGATGCAACCTTCAACATGGAAATGCTGGAGGAGATTGCCAAGGACTTTGGTCCTGTGGTAATGGAGGAAGAGGTTAGTCCTGTTCTGGAGCAGATGAAGAATATGAGCAGAGAGGAGATTCTCAAGAAATTCGGCATCACTCCTGACCCTGAGTACAAAGAGCCTACAGCAGAAGAGCTGGAGGCCTTCGAACAGGACATTCTGGAGGAAGAAAAGAGAGCCGAAGAGATGAGAAAGTTCATGGAGTCTCTGAGAGCCCTTTCTGGCAAGAAACAAAAGAAATAATATCCTGTGCAGATAGTGACAGATAGAGTTACTTCGATATTTAGCTCACTGGAAGAGTATTAGACTTTTAATCTAAGGGGGCCTGTTCGAGTCAGGCAAATTCTGATTCTCTATCTATTTATCTTCTGCACATTCCATAGGGAGACTGGCCCTTGATACTGTTGTGAAACAGAATCCCAGTTAATTTTAATCCATTTTAGTTAAACAAGCCGTAGAGAGCCTAAAAACTCTCTATGGTCATTAAGAAGAAGTAGTGACATCAAGGGTTTCATCGAATTTTAGCTCATTGGATAGAGCATTTGTATTTGGGACAAAGGGTAACTAGTTCAATTCTGGTAAATTCATCCAAAAGACTCTTGAAACTTATCTCTTCTTTTTCCTTATATTCCCAGACATCACAGGGCGTAATGGCAACAGGTGTTCATAATAAGAGTAGCTACGGCGGTTTCTGAATAAATGGGAATTCTATATACCTGACTGATAAAGAATCTGGTGCAAATTATTCACTGCCAAGGCCTAAGAAATTAGGTACGGGAGTCAGGTATTCTTATAGACTATCAAGCACTGCTGCCTCTTGAGGACTCAAGATAATCCTGTTGCAAGATAGTCTACAATTAGCTCAATAGTGATATATGTGTTACATCGAATGGTAATAGTGACAAACACATATTGAATTACTTTGAGCTACCCACACCACTGATAACTCAAGCTGCAGATTGAGGGTTAAACAGTAAGCTGGAGTGGTGTCCAGTGGGATATTGATTCCCGGGGAGAATAGAGTCCCTGACAAATCCATACCATTGATAGACCAAAAGGTATGGTTATCCATTAGTGGATAGATTGTGTTATGGTCAACTCCTCATTTGGTTTGTTTCCTAATTGGAAGAGGAGACACAGGTGTCTGTAGAGAGGTTAATAGGCATAACTCACGGTATAAGCCGTGGTATTAGAGGGTTCGAATCCCTTCACAGACCAAAGAGCTTAACTGGCTTTTGATTTTCTTTGTTCATTGTTTCCAGAGTAGGGCGGAGAGCTATTCTTCGCTCTACTTTTTTTATAAGTCCACAATCTAAAATTAAAAGATATGAAAGTAGAAACTGCTGCTATTCCCACAATATGGGACCATGAGATTAAACCTGGAAATCTCATTTTACATGAAAATTCAGGTACAGATATCTGGATGGTGACTGAAGTTAAGGAAACTGCAGAAGGAGACAGATTCGTCTCAATTCTCGTATGCCCATCCAAGGATACTGCCAACTACTATGGCATGGTTGGAACTTTCACTCCCACCAAGTGCAGACTGTATAGTGGAACAATAGAATTAAAACAAAAATTATAATATGAGTAAGTACAACAAAACTAAAACTCCGGTACAGCCTACGGTAGTGAATGAAATGGGTGAAAAAGCATTTCAGCTTACTGACAAAGAGGTTCTCGTCTCTACTGTCATGACCACATTCCTGCAGGGTGCTTACTATGAGACGGAGAAAGAAGAGACCAAGAAAATCACTGAACTTGCTAAGAAGTTAGACCCTCTCTTCGTAGCAAAATTGGCTCTCTATGCAAGAAAAGAGGGTAATCTGCGCTCTGTGACTCATCTCCTGGCAGCTATTGTAGCTAGCAATGCAAGAGGTGCAGAGTGGGCTAAGAGGTTTTTCAACAAGATTGTTGTAAGACCTGATGATATGACTGAGATTCTCGGTGCATATCAGCATCTCAACAATCTTCCCAAGTTGAGGAAGATTTCCAATACAATTAAGAAAGGCTTCAAGGCAGTTCTTGAGAGGCTGGACCCTTATCAGATTGATAAGTACAAGATGAAGAAGAAAGAGATTACCATGATAGACCTGGTGAATCTTTTTCATCCTCAGCCCACTCAGAAGAATAAAGAGGCATATGACAGACTCCTCAAAGGCATGTCTCTTAAGGACCTCTATTCTTCCACTACCTTTGAGCGAACCATGTCTCAGGCTGGACAGACAGCTCAGAGTGAAGAGGACAAAGAGGAGCTGAAGGCTGATGCCATCAATGAGGTATTGTCCAATCCTCAGGGAGCTCCGTATATGTCTCTGCTGAGGAATCTTCGCAATATTCTTCTCTATGCTCCTGATAGTGTAGAGGAGGTTTGCAAACAACTCACTATCAAAGAGAAGGTGCTCAGGTCCAAACAGCTTCCCTTCAGATTTGCAACAGCATACTCTGAAGTAGAGGCTGTTCCTTATGACAAGGAAGCAGCCAAAGGCACTGTCATTCAGTTCGAAGATGACAAGAAAAACTGGAGGTACAAAAGTTCCGTAGAGTTCGAAGATAAGAAGCAGATGCTTCTTGAAGCTCTTGAGGAAGCTCTTCTGTACTCAGTTCAGAATATCCCTGAGCTGGAAGGAAACTGTGCTATTCTCATTGACCACTCTGGTTCAGTGAGAGGAGATGCAGGTGGTTCTTCGAAAGTATCTGCATTCTCGAAGGTAACTTCAGCCATGATTGGCAATCTCTTTGGTTCTATGATGGCTTTCAGACAGAGCAATGTATTCATTGGACTGTTTGGAGACAGGCTTATTCCTGTACCCATCAAGAGAGACATGGGACTGCTGGCCTTCAACAAATACTCATTTGACGAAGGTGCAAAGTGTGGTACAGGCACTGAACAGGGAATGTATGATTTCCTCAGAGATGCAATCAAGAACAAGACTAAGATTGACAATCTTATTGTCTTTTCTGATTGTCAGCTCGGAGAGAAAGGAGACACTCCCTGGTATGGCAGAGGCTATGAAGAGAGAAGTGCCACCTTCGTAGAACTCTTCAAAGAGTTTAAGAAGATTAATCCCTTCTGCAATACCATCGTGGTCAATCTGAGGCAGACCAAGGGAAACTCTGTATTCCACAAGAGCCAGAGAATTCTCAATATTGCAGGATGGTCCTCGAACATCTTCAGTGTAATTACCTCGAACTGCAAAGGCTTCGATGCTCTTATCAAAGAGATTGAGGCTATCGAAATCTAATCTCAACTCAATCAAAAACCGAACATAAGTCGAAATAGAGAGAAGTGGCTGCCTTTTGGGGACGGTTTTTGAGCTGAAGGCCACCTATGGGGATTAGTACAGACCAGAGTAGTAGAGATATTACTCTGGTCACTGCAAGTCAAGGAGGAAGGTTAGTCTACTGGTGTATAGTAGTATAGAGAGCATGGCCCAGACAATAGAGCTGAGTAATAGCCCATGTCAGCACACCTTGACTTTATTATTAAAACCTAAAACTATGAATATCTATTACTTAAAGAAATTCAGAAAGCTGGCTAAGAAGAGATTCTGGTTGGAGTATTTCACAGACAGAATAGTCTTTCATTATTACACATGTGACACTTGGGCCAATACTTTAGGTTCAGATGAGTGCTCTGTTAGCTTTAGAAGAAGTGACTATTACAGTCCCCAAACCTATAAAATCCAAGCTGAGCATAGGATGAAAGAGATGATAAGGGATGAAATATTAATCAGAACAAGACTAATATCTAAAAAGAAAAGAAAATGAAAGTTACAGTAGATGTAGAGGCGCAGGACAGCTCTCAAGGAGAGTTGTACATATGCACCAATTCCGTATGGAAAGATGCTATTCTCATGCTGACTGACATGACCTGTCTGGAACCTGGGGTAGTGAAAGCAACTGTACTTCATGCTAAGAAGGGAGTTAATGCAGGACAGATAGTAAATATTTATATGCGTGACCTTAGGCCTTTCAGGGGAAAGTTGACCTTTGAATGCTAAACACTACAACTATGACAATAGAGGAAATCAAAAAGAGAGTTAAACTCTGGACTGGGACGAAAACTACTGAGATGGTTCAAGCCCATCTTCTGAGATTAGGCTTTACATGGGCTCCTGTGGGCCCTGGCCATCTGCTTGAGGGAACTTTCTCCTTCGTTACTTTCCTTGCTGTAGAAGGGAGCCAGATGAGAGAGATTGTAAATATGGATTGCTATCTGAAATGCACCTTCCCTGAGGTAACTTACAAGGATATTCTGGATGTTCCCATTCCTTCTTTCAATTTCAAACCCTTCGATAGGGTGCTTGTCAGAGGGAGTTTGAAAGACCCGTGGGAAGTAAATATCTTTGCAGGGTACACAGGAATGGCGGAGTACCCTTACAGATGTATAGACAAAGAACCCTACCCTGAATGTATTCCTTATGCAGGGAATGAAAAGTTATTAGGAACCTACATGCCCAAGCCATGATGAAAACCTGGATATACAAAAGAATCTTCAGCTTCTGTGTGAAGAAGAAGAGAGCTCTTCCTAAGTTTCTTCGTAGGAAGATATATATAGTGGCTTTAAACAAATTGCAAGCCAATACTACCATTGATATAAATGGTAAAGTAAGGGAGGGTTGTTTTATGTGTCCCTACATAGAGATAGCTGCTATGTCTTTGCTGAAAAAGGAATATAAGTGTGGGATTATTTTCAGCCCTTGTCTGCTTCCTGAATTCTCAAGAGAAGAACTCTCTGGATTTCTGCGCAAGAAGGCATACTTTGCTGACATATGGGGCTATCCTCTCAAAGGCAAGGTGGAATGGCTGCCTTATACTGAATTTGGCTATCATCTAAGATTAGCCTACCTTTACGACTGTGCTATCAGGTGTAGATATAGTTTATGAAACTCGGACTTTTAGGCTTAAGTAAAAGACTTGGTGAACTGTAATATGACAGAGTTAAAGAAGGGACTTGTGGCGAAAACTATTCAAGGACAATCCCTATCCTGGATAGTCTCTGTTTCTAATGTATCACGGAGAATTTAATCTGTTGAACTAGTGCATTGGGTATATTACATACTTGCATACTTAAGAGTCTCCCAACTACCAATGACCAAGTAAGAGGTGGTTTTCTATTATGAAAAAGATTATATTCTTAGATTTCGATGGTGTAATTACCACACTGAAGAGTGGATGGAAATTAGACCCTGAGAAACTGGAACTCTTGGGGAGAATACTGGAAGGTACTGATGCTGCGCTGGTTATATCTTCATCTTGGAGGTCACATACTGTAGAGAGCACTATAGCTATATTGAAGGATAAGAACAGATTCTTCAATGGTGGCATAGAGTTTCCCTTCTGTGACAAGATTATTGGGATAACCAAAAGATTGCTTCCCAAGACCTTCAAATCACAGTATTGCAGAGGGGATGAGATAGATTTGTGGCTCAAAGAGAATACCAATGAGCCTGTGAAATATCTCATTCTAGATGATGACAGAGATTTTCTCTCTCATCAGATGTCTAACTTTAGAAATACTCACTGGGAGACGGGATTATCTGAAGAGGATGTTCAGTTTGCTATTGAATTTTTCAAATAATATTTCTTTATTATGTTCGTACTGATACTGATTACCTTTATTCTGCTGTACATCCTGCAACTATCCCTCGCTTATTATGCAGCTCAAGATATGGAAATGCCGAATTTGGTCAAGGGTATTCTTGTAGTACCCATAGTAGGGCTGGTTATGATAGTTTTTTTGATAATAGCCTTCTTTATATCTCAAATATTCGAAGAGTAGCTATGAAAAATTTCCTTCTGGCAACTCTTGTTGCTGTGATAACATGTCTGCCTATATTGGGTATGAATCATCTTTTAGAGGAAGGCAATAACTTCATAGGGGCTATGCTGAGTATACAGGTCATCACTCTAATTTATGTGTTAACTATTAAATTCGACAATGAAAAGAAAGATTAGAACCACTAAATTAGTTGGTTCGACCAAAAGAAGCATCTTCAAGACTTGTCTTACTCTCCATAAGTTGAAGGAAAAGGAAGTTATTCCTGAAAGAATTGAGAATCCCTTGGGATTCAACTCACCCAGAGAGGCTCTGATAGCCATCACAAAAGTAAGTAAGTAATATGTGGTGGATAATCGGAATAGTGGTTTATATTCTCTCTTTCTTTGCTACCTGGCTGTTTATTATCCAGGAGGCAAAAGATGGAGGAGAGCAGTTTGAAACTGTCCAAGACCTCCTTAAGATATTAGAGAAGAATGATTTAGGCTGTGCAACCGTTTTATCTCTTATCCCCTTTCTCAATATAGGTTTATCTGTCATATTAGGACTATTCCTTCTTATAAGGAGAATTCTTAGGGTGAAGATAAATTAGGGATTTGTAGGGTATAAGGATAAAATTTAGCTTAAGTAATACCTTTCAATAACATAAATAATATGATAAAAACAAATGGATGCTATTCTACTCACTGACGGCTATAAGCTGGACCATAGAAGGCAATATCCTGAAGGAACCCAGTATGTCTATTCAAACTGGACTCCGAGGAGTTGTGCCTACTATCCTGAGGCTGAAGAAGGGGTTGTAGTATTCGGTATACAGTATTTTATCATAGAGTACCTCATCAGCAGGATGCAAGAATCCTTCTTCAGGGTTTCCAAGGTAGAGGCTGTACACTGGTTCAAAAGAAGGATAGACACCTTCTTAGGCCCTGACAATCAGGTAGGCACTGAACACATCGAAGCTTTGTGGGATTTAGGCTATTTGCCTATTGAAATCAAAGCTCTTCCTGAAGGCTCTCTGTGTCCTATCAGAGTTCCTGCATTGACTCTCATCAACACTATGCCTGAGTTCTTCTGGCTGACTAATTATCTGGAGACACTCATTTCCACTTCTCTCTGGTTGCCCATGACTTCTGCAACCTCAGCAAGACTCTACAAGAAAGAGCTGTTGAGACATGCAAAGAAGACTGGCTTCGAGAATGACTTTTTGGGATTCATGGTACATGATTTCTCAATGAGAGGAATGGCAGGTGTAGAAGCAGCAATTATGTCAGGTATGGCTCATCTTACTTCATTCGTAGGCTCTGAGACTATCCCTGCTATTGAAGCTCTGGAGGAGTACTATTTTGCAGATGCTGATAAGGAGCTGATTGCAGCCACTGTACCTGCGACTGAGCACTCTGTAATGTGTGCTGGTGGTAAAGAGGATGAGTTCGAAACTTTCAGAAGACTCATTACAGAGGTTTATCCTAAGGGATTTATCTCTATAGTGTCTGATACTTGGGACTTCTGGCAGGTAATCACTGATTATGTACCCAGACTGAAAGAAGACATTCTTGCAAGAGAGGGTAGAGTAATCATTAGACCTGACTCAGGTATACCTGAGGATATCATCTGTGGTGTAGACCCTGCAAAATACACCAAAGAGGAGTATGAAGCTCTTCCTGAACATATCAAGAAAGGTGCTTATGAGTGCCTTTGGGATGTGTTTGGAGGAACTGTGAATGAGAAGGGCTATAAAGTCCTTGATTCCCATATTGGAATGATATATGGGGACAGCATCACTCTGGAAAGACAGAAAACTATCTATGCAAGATTGGAGGTAAAAGGATTTGCAGCTACTAATCTTGTATTAGGTGTAGGTTCCTACACTTATCAGTATAAGTCGAGGGATTCTCTGGGATTTGCCATGAAAGCTACCTGGTGTCAGGTAAATGGTGAAGGCAGAGAAATCTTCAAAGACCCCAAGACTGATGATGGTGTGAAGAAATCTCTCAAAGGCCTTATCAAAGTAAATTTGGTAGATGGCAAATATGTAGCTACTGACCAGGTAACCAAAGAAGAGGAGGAGATAGACACCCAGTTGGAGACTGTATTCATCAATGGAGAACTGGTAGTAAGACACTCTCTCGAAGAAATCAGAAAAAGAGTAGATGAAAGCCTCTCTTAATACAGCTTATGACCAGCATTCTGCTACTCAGAGACTCTGGGAAGAGTATCAAAAGTACAGAAAGCTGGTCATAGCTTTTGATTTTGACAATACTATCTTTGACTATCATAACTTAGGTCTTGATGTCAAGAATACTATTGATTTGCTCAGAAGATGTTCAGAAGAGGGATTCATTATGGTCCTCTTTACATCTACTGATGATGAGGATATACTACAGTGGATAAGGGGATACTGTTCTTATTATAGGATTAGAATAGACTATATCAATGAAAGTCCTATTATGAAGACCAAGAAGCCTTACTACAATATATTGTTGGATGACAGGGCTGGTCTTCAGGAGGCAGCTAATACTCTGAACTCTGTACTTAACCTAATTGAAATTAACAGAGATGAACTTAATCAATCTGATAAATAGAGAATCCTCAGGGGTTCCCTATACTCTCACCACCTTCCCTGATGGTGAGCCTCATATAGTACTTGGGGAAATCAACAGGAAATATCCTGCATATGTAGTGTGTAGAATAGCTAATCCTAATGACCTCTTCGTACTATTGCAGGTAGGTAATATCCTCAATAGACAGGGAGTACCTTTCAGTCTTACCATCAGATACCTGATGAGTGCCAGAATGGATAGGGTGATGAGCTTCAATGAAGCTTTCAGTCTGGAGATAGTAGCAAATGCTATCAACAGTATTCATCCCACCAAGGTAACTCTCTGTGAGGCTCACTCCGAAAGAGCTATAGCCCTTATCAACAACAGTCAAAATATGTTGTTAAACCCTTGGGTCAAGGAGAGCAGAGTACTCTGTTTCCCAGACGAAGGAGCCTTAGAGAGATACAGCAATCTCTTCAGGAGTAACCCCAAGATTATCTGTGCCAAGACAAGAGACCCTCAAACTGGAGAACTGAAAGGCTTCACTGTTGAGAGAGAGTGTGGAGTTTATGATTCTAAAAAGGTCGAGAGTATTCTCGTGGTGGATGACCTCTGTGACAGAGGAGGTACTTTCATGGGAATAGCTGAGCTTCTGAGAAAAGAGTATCCCCAGGCTTCTCTGGATATTCATGTAGTTCATATGGTGAATCCTCTGGGAATCAGTAACCTGAGTAAAACCTATGACCATGTGTTCTTTACAGACTCTTATAAGGATTGGAGTAAGGAGATGGAAATCCCTGCTAACTGCACTATAGCCCCTCTTTAACTATGGACGTGCTGGGTTTACGTTTGAATACTGTATCTTTCATAGATTTACACAAGATTCAACAGAAGCTGGAGAGTTTAGGATATTCTCTTGTAAACTGGAGAGTATCTGAGCACCCTCGAAGGTTGGCGGTTTCCAGTGACAGACTCTATTGGTTCGAGTGGGAGGAAAAAGTGCAGTCAAGGTATACATATAAGGAGTTTCAGGACTCCCGAGAGTTCATAGAGGAAGCTTCCAGACTTGTGGAAAGGAAAATCAAAAAGGAATATACTATGCGAGAGATTGCTGACAAGCTGGGTATTCCTGTGTCAGAGCTAAAAATCAAAGGAGAATAAACAAAAAAAAACACGATGATTGGTGAATTCTTATTCATTGGCCTCATAGCAGGCCTTCTGGGGCTTTTCTATAGAAATTGTCTTAAGGGGAAAGATATGATTCTTAACCCCATATATGTAGTCCTGTCAAGATGGGTGGACAATGCAAGATTCTGTATGGAATGGCCTAAAGAGGCCAGTGAGGAAGGATACAATCTTAAGTGGTGGCCTGTCATTGGGTGGATTGCATATCCTCTGGGATACTGCATTTATTGTAGCACTACATGGATAGCTATCTTCCTCTACATTATCTACATTAGCTCTTGGGCTGTACTACCTTCCTGGCATTGGGTAGTGATAGGATTAATTACAGCAGTGGGTATTTCCCATCTGATTGTGGTGAGCTGTTGCAGGTGGTTGCTCAAGAATCATCCTGATTGGGACGATGAATACCAGGAGTCTTAGTAACCCCCCTAAGCATGGGGAAATAGAGAGAGGGCTTGCATTATTCAAGTTCTATCTCAGGGAAAAGGGAGTACTCAAGGCCTTCAATCATTATGTGGGTAACTGGAACTATTTTGAGCATCTGATGTACAAGTATAGTCCTAATCCTGTAATGTTTGTAGATATGATTTTTATACATCTGGGTTACAGGAGAATACCTGATAATCTCAAAGGTCCTCTCAGAGGATGGGAAGAGACTTGGAATAGTGCTGATAAAAGGAGAAGCAGAACCAGAATGAGACTCCTGGAAAAGGTTACTAAGTATCTCCGTACCTTAAAATATATAGGGTTGCCGGAAGACAAGGAGACACTTATAGATAGGCTTACACTCAATAGTAGGCATCTGGCATTTGATATCCTGACTACTCTTGCACTGGGTAATCCCAATGCTAACCATCCAATGGTAAGAAAATGGATTGACAAGTATACAATAGATTATTGAGAATACTAAAAATAAAGTGCCCCGGATATTGTATTTAATGTATATAGAAACCAAAGTCCTCCTGAGCATTGTATTGCAGGGAGGCACTCTTGTACGCGAGAGTAAGATTACCAAGATTGAATGGGCCCTCACTCTTGGTGACGTAAAAGGAGGGTCCAAAAAAAAACTTCCTGAAAAAATTGCTGCGAAAGTAGTAAGGAGAGGCAGATTCAGACATCACAATCTGGTGGCTAAGCCTGCCATCAAATCCATTTCTCTCGGGAGAGAAGCATATGCCTGGATGACAAGTGCTGACTCTTTCGAGAGCTGGATGTTCGGGTTGAAGCTCAAGAATAAAGACTGGAAAAAACTGTCTGCTGAGCAGAGACTCAAGATTCATCTCCAGAGGCTTTGTGAGCACTACGGAGGAAAGAGTTTCACCTATCAAATCATAGAGTAATGAGAAAAACCCCTGAAGCCGTAAATGTCATCATCAGAGCAGAAGTCAGAAAGACCCCTGAGAATATCATGGCTGCCTGCTGTAGAGCAGCTGCCAAGATATACAACTCCCCTTCCTTAGCTACTCTTGGGTACACTGAGGCAAGGAAGAATAAGTATGTATGGAGAATAGTAGCACACTGGTATTCTGTGACTTCTAAGGAGAAAATGTGCTTTGCTATATTCTGTAGACAGAAGACTTCCATCAACAGAAAGGTCGAGGCAAGAGGTACCAAAGTAGCCATTGCCCCTGTGCAGACTCCTGCTCCTCTGAGAGGCTCATTCAAACTTCTTCAGGATTATCTGAACAACCGATGAACCTGGAGAATAAAGTGAGAATCACTCTAACTCGTGCTGGAGCTGAATATCTTATAAAGCAAAATGAAAAACTCTTGGATAGAGATGTTAAACCAAGCACATTAGCCTATTTAAAGGCTATGAGATACCATGAAGGTATGGTTTTGCATCTTCATCTTTGGGAAGTTTTCAAAAGATTCCAAGGGTTTGGAATTCAGCTGGGAGGGGATATTCCTTTCACAGATTTGGAGTTAGATGATGACAAGAGAGTCTATATTAGAGCAGGCCTTGGAGTTGTCCAAGGAGCACAAGTACCTAATTCTTAATTGGGCTACTGGTGTGGGCAAATCAAGAGGAGCTATAGAGATAGCTGCCTTGGGTAAACCAGCCAGGATACTTCTTATTGTGGCAGAAATACCACATAAGGAGAATTGGAAGAAGGAGTTCGAGAGATGGAATCCTGAACTCTGGTCTAAGGTGATTGTCGAATGTTATGCCTCTCTGAAGAATTACAAGGATACTGAATGGGATATTATCATCCTTGATGAAGGACATCATGCAAAATCAGAGTTGAGAATGAATATTCTCTCTACTTTGAAAACAGAGAAGGTAGTTGTATTAACTGCAACTCTGTCGAGAGATGATGAAGAGCTGTTAAATGCAGCTTTTAATGGTAGATTCTATAAGTATACTATTACTCTCAGAGACGCAATATCTGAAGGACTCTTGCCAGTTCCTAAGATATATCTGGTTCCTCTCTCTCTGGACAGAACTAACTATTCGGAAGTCATCGAAGAATCTTGGGGAGACTCCAAGAAAAGAGTGGTTGTTGAAACCACATTTGAAAGAATGTTCAGTTACATCAGTAGGAAGAAAACCATGCCACCTACTACTCTTGTGATTAAGTGCAACCAGCTTCAGAAGTATAACTATCTTACCAATAAGGTAGAATATTTCAAAAAGCAGTTTATGGTGAGAAGACAAGAATTTCTCAAGAATAAATGGTTGCAGCTTGGTAGTGAGAGGAAAAGGACTTTGGCAGAGTTTAAAACCACTGTATTGAGAGCATTATTGGAATTACTTAAAGAGAGAAGATTCATCTGTTTCTGTGGAAGCATAGACCAAGCTGAACTTCTGGGAGGGGAGAATGCCATTCATTCAAGGAAATCGGATTCCCTCAAAACTATAGAGAGGTTCAATAACAAAGAGATAAGTAATCTCTTAGCTGTGAACATGTTACAAGAAGGTCAAAACTTGACTGATATTGAAGTGGGTGTAATAGCTCAATTAGATGGTCAGGAAAGAGCCTTTATTCAAAAGTTCGGTAGAACTCTGAGAGCTGATGACCCTATACAAATCATTCTTTATTTCCGGGGCACGAGAGATGAGGAGTATTTGGAAAAGGCATTAGAGGGTATTGACATGAATTATGTTCACACTGTGGAAGACCTCTCTGAGATACCACTATGAAACTTGTAGTAGACACAACATTGCTCAAAGGGCTCTCTTTGGAAGAGTTCCTGATTCTTTGGGCAGCAACCAACAAAGGAACTCCAGCAGACCAAATCTATACAGATTTGGGATTGAAAGGTTTCGGACAGCCTCTTTTTGATTTGAATGGTCAAAAGGTGAATGGATTTGTCGTAAGTACTGAAGGTAGAGATTTTGTGAATAATGTTCTTTCTCAGTCTGCTATTTCTGATGATAACAGAGATTTAAAGACATTGGCACAAGCCTTGAAAGACCTCTATCCCAAGGGAAAGAAAGATGGAACCAACCTGCCTTGGACTGAAGGAGTGGCACTAATTGAGAAAAGACTGAAGATGTTCTTCAAGAAATATGGAGAATATCCGCATGAAAATATCATCAAAGCTACTCAGAAATATGTAGAGGGACATAATGGCAATTATCGCCTTATGAGAACCTTGAAATATTTCATTTGGAAAGAGGAGAGAGGAGCTGCCGGAGATGTTGAGAGCACATCAGATTTACTCACCTATCTGGAGAATGCAGGTGAGGAAGAAAACCTGAGAAATGATTGGACAAGCACCATTGTTTAACTCAGATGGGGAAACCTATTCTCCTTTAAATATTAACTGATGTCTTTAGCTACACGAGCACTACAAATACTCAAGGATAGGAGGGATAGGATATTAAGGGGACTTATCAACTGTCTTCCTTTTCCCTTTCCTCGATTCAGAGTGTGGTTTCCTGGTATAGAAAGGGCGAGGTATTACTTGGTGACTGCCAATCAAAAGATAGGTAAGTCCAAGTTTGCTGACAAGGTTTTTGTTTATGACCCCTTCTTTTATTTCCTTGAGAATCCCCAGCAGGGGAGTGTCAAGGTGTTGTATTTCACAAGAGAGATGAGTAAGGAGGATAAGATGATGGAGTTCTATTCACATCTTCTTTACAGACTCTCTAACAAATCTATCCGAATCTCTCCTGTAAATTTGAAGAGTACGAGAGCTGATAAACCTGTTCCTCAGGAAGTTCTGGATTTACTGGAATCTGAGGAATATACGAGGTATATCGACTCTTTCGCCAATACAGTTACTTTCATTGATGATATAGGCAATCCTACTGGAGTCAACAAGTACTGTAGAGCTTGGGCAGCTGAGCATGGGCATTTCACTTACACCACTATTAAGAAGAAAGACCCTGACACAGGCAGAGAAGAGGAGATTGAGGTAATAGACCAGTATATTCCCGATGACCCCGAACAGATTGTAATAATCATCTTTGATAATGCTTCGAATATAATCGAAGAAAGCAATCTTGGGAAGATAGGAAGTATTGAGAAGTTATCGAAGTATTTTGTCACTCTGAGGAATCAGCTTGGCATGTCTCCTGTGCTTATTCAGCATCAGGCTCAGGCTCAAGAGGGTACAGACAATATCAAACTGAAGTTGATGAAGCCTTCTGCAAGTGGTCTTGCAGACTGTAAGTCTACTATCAGAGATATCAATACTGCCTTCGGACTTTATTCTCCCTTTAAATTCGGTGAGCACTCTTATGAGGGCTATAACATTGATATGTTCAGAAATAATATCCGATTCATGGAGATTATCGATGATAGGGACAATGGAGCTGGAGGTCTGGTATGTCCATTATATTTCGATGGAGCTGTAGGTGTCTTCGAAGAGTTACCAAGAGCTGATGACAAAGAGGCTATTCAAGGAGTTTATAATTTCTTGAATAGAATGAGAGGCAACACTCTCATGACTGTATACAAAAACAAAACCAAGAGATTTTTCACAAATTTATTCAAAAAGAATGGGTAAAATACTGATTGTAGTAGGACCTACCGGAAGTGGAAAAAGTCGGAGTATAAAGAATCTTGACCCTGCTAAGACTGTAGTGGTCAATGTTCTGAAGAAAGACCTTCCCTTCAAAGGTTCAAGGGCTCTCTACTCAGCACAGAACAAGAACCTGGCTAATCTCGACAAATGGGATGATGTGGTAGGGTTTATTGAGCATATCAGCTCTTCCCAGCCTCACATTACTACCCTTGTCATTGATGATGCAAGATTCATTGTCGAGAAAGAGCTGTTCAGAAGGGCCAAAGAGACTGGCTATGGAAAATTCACTGAAATGGCTGCTCATTTCCAGAAGATTATCGAAACAGCAGAGAATGCAAGAGGTGACCTTAATGTAGTCCTCATGCTTCATGATGACGATGTAATCTCCGATGGAGCTGTAGTAGCCAAGAAGGTGAAGATGAGTGGTAAGATGATTGAGGACCATTATAATCCTTTGGAGGTGGTTCCTATCTGTCTTTACTGCAAGCCCTCTATGGAGAAAACCTCTACCACTTACCAGTTCTATACTCACAAGTGTATGGTAGGTACTGCAGAAATTCCTGCAAAAACTCCGGAAGATATGTTCACTGAGAACACTATTCCGAATGACTTGGCTTTGGTCTTCAAAGCTATGGATGAGTATTATGGATAGATTGGTGTTCATAGCTTCCCTGAATAGAGATGGGTGGCTTAAGACTATCCATAAATACTGTGTAGCCGATGGTAAGAGTCCTGCAATGGCTTTGTTATTGATACAGATTTGTTCTATACAAAGTCATATTATGGAGCTTATCATGGCTGACTTATCCGAAAAATACGAACTCTCTGTCCTTAAGGACAAGGAGGGCAGACTCATAAAATTCTTTTAACACAAAACACAATGATTAAACAGTTTTCGCGGTTTGAAGTAGCCGCACTGAAGAGAACACTGAAGAACATTTCTCCGCTGCTTAGAAGAAGAGCCACTCTGGAGAAGCAGGCCAATGCAATTCTGGCTGAACTGAAAGAGGTCGATAACAAGATTGATGCCTACAAGCAGATGATGGACCCCATCACTGGAGGCATTGACCCTGAAATCATCATTGCCAATGAGGGCAAGGTAGAGATTGCTGACAAGCCTGAGATTCCTGAGGCTGAAGTGAGCATGGAGCCTCAGCCTGAGATGGAACCGGTACAGGAAGCACCTTTCCTGGGTTAAACAAAGTACAACAACATAAACTTATATAAGTAATGAGTAATTTAGTAAAAGTCCTCTTTATGGCCTTTGCAGCAGGTCAGGAATCCAAGGAGTCTGTCATCCGTCGGTACATTGGTGTGGCACCTGTGTACATCCTGGCTGTAAATCCTTCGAAGGCTGAGCTGGAGAAGATTTATGGTACTCAGATAACCAATGAGCCCACCTATGTGGGTAAAACCACCATCAATGGTGTGGAGTATCCTCAGATTCGTCTGGACTTCATTGTAAAGTCCAATGCTGAGAAGTGCAATGGGATTGAGATGACCTCTAAGGTCAGCTTCTTCCTCACCAAGGCTCCGTGGATTAGCTCTGCGGGCACCAAGGTGCAGATGATTAACAAGTATGGTGAAACCTTCTGGATTACCTTGGAAGAGGCTGAGAAGATGGAGGTGAGCACCAGCAAGGTCATCTACAGCACTGAGGGCATGAGAAAGGCCTACAGAGGTGAGGCTGACCTGGTGGATTTCCTCAAGAATTTCCTGGTTATCCCTGGTCCTACTTTCCGTGACAACAACACTGGAGAGTGGAAGCCCATCAAGAACCTTGCAGATGCTGAGGCTCAGCTGGGCAGAGTGGAGGACTACTTCAAGGGAGATGTCTCGGAAATCCGGGAGGTCATTGGCAGTCAGCCGGGCAATCAGGTAAAGCTGTGCTTTGGTGTGAGAACTACTGATGACAACAAGCAGTATCAGGATGTCTTCATTCGTAAGACTCTCAGACTGAGAGTCACTGACTACAGCAAACTGGACGAGGAAATCCAGCTTGCAAAGAACAATGGGAGCTATCCCAACACTGAGTTCTCTGTAGAACCTCTGCATGAATATGTAGTAGGGGCTACAGCTTTCAAAGCTCCTGAGACTCAGCAGGAGGCCCCCAAAGTTCAGGGAAACTGGTTTAATTAGTAATGGGCTTCGCTCAAGGCGAATCAAGTGATTATAGTGTGTATTGGAGTAAGGATATAGAGTATAAAGCTCTTGCCTTTTACTTCAATATACACCAAATCCCTTGTGTAATAAGCTCTCCTTTCAGAAGAGATTCAAGTCCTTCCTTAAGTATCACATCAGGTTCTTCAGGAAAGATACATTGGGTTGATTTTGGTACAGGAGAAACCGGCAATTTCAAGCTACTGATGGCAAAGACCTGGGGGACTACCATCAAGGAAGCTGAAAAGAGATTACTCTCTGAATTAAGTCGGATAACAGCCCATGAGCAAAGTGTAGAAGTTACTTATACAGCCACACCCAAAGGGGTAGTATCATTCAGTAGTGAGGTTACTATCGAGGTAAGAGTGAGAGATTGGAAACCTTGGGATTTAGAGTACTGGGAAAGCTATGGAATAAATAAGGAATGGTTGGAGTTCGGGGATATATACCCCATCTCGCACATCTTTATTAACAAGCCTACTGGTACTATTGTAATTCCTGCAGAGAAATATGCTTATGTCTTTGTAGAATTCAAGGATAACAAACCTACTCTTAAGATATATCAACCATTCAGTAAACTATACAAATGGCGCAATACTCATGACAGAAGTGTCTGGGATTTATGGTCCAAGTTGCCTGGAAAGGGAGACAGATTGATAATAACCTCTTCAAGAAAAGATGCCCTATGTATATGGGCAAACACAGGAATTCCATCTGTCAGTCTGCAAGGGGAAGGCTATATTCCCAAAGCTCATGTAGTTAGTGAGCTTCTTCTGAGATTCAGAACTGTATACGTCCTCTATGATAATGACTTTAGGTCCGAGATAAACTATGGACGTGAATTTGGAAAGAAACTTGCTGAAACCTTTGGACTTAAACAGATAGAAATCCCTACTGAACTAAGGTCGAAAGACCCCTCAGACCTCTACCATAATCATGGGAGAGAAAAATTACAACAGACCATAATAGGTCTAATCACAAATCAAAAAATCGGAGAGGACGAATGTCCTTTCTAAAATAACAAACCTTTTAAAACACACAAAAAGTTATGGAGACACGCACAATCACCATCATCTCGGAGTCTGGAAATGGCCACAAGACTATTCAGTCGTCGGCTGAAACTCTGGGTGAACTCAAGAGAGACCTCGCCCAGAATGGCATCGACTATGAAGGTAAAACCTTCAGAGAGGGCCTCAGCCGTACTGAGCTGGTAGATGATGCCTCGGTTCTCCCGAGAGACCTGGAATGGAAGGGTGCAAAGACCAATAACCTGGTCTTCACTCTGACCACTGCAAACAAGAAGATTTGCTCGGGTGCTATGAGCCGTCCTGAGGCTTATGAGGCTGTAAAGAAGGCTGGCCTTCAGGATGCTATCAAGGCAAAGTTCGGAAAGAACTTCACTCAGGTAGGCACTGCTGACCTGGAAGCTTTCCTCTCGAAGAAGACTCCCAAGGCAGCTCCTGAAGCTCCCAAGTCGAAGAAGGCCAAGGCTAAGCCTGAGGTAGCTGTTTGTCCCCTGGAGGGCAAGTTCAATACCCTGATTGAGGTCCTGATGTCCAATGGTACCTCGGAGGACTATGAGGCAGAAGAGATTCTTGGCACTGTCGCCAAGGAGGCTCCGAAAGCCTCGAAGTCTGACAGCCCCTACAGTGAGGCTGAGTTGAGAGCTCTTACAATGCGATAGTAGAGGGTGATGGATAGAGGAGAAACCATCAAATCATGGTATAAGGACTGTCTGGAGAATATTCAGACAGTTCACTCTATCTTTATCAATACTTTTGGTGAGGACAGAGTAGACCTGCAGGGAGTTCTTTCTGAGAATGACTTTGTTTCTCGGATGTTAGGGATGTTAATTACTCTTCCTAAGAAAGCTACTATGCTGATAAGGGATGTCTCTGAGGATGACTTTATAGTTTATCAGGAAAGTCTGAGAAATATTCTCAGGCAGAATTTGAACAATGCTACAATCATTGTACATTTTCCTGAACTGACTATTACTAATGAGAAGGGCAGAACCCATCTTATCAGAGATATGTATGCCAGAGTAGTTCTGCTACCTGATGGAAAACTCTACTCAGGGCCCCAATTCCACAGAGCTACCTTTACTCATGCAGAGTGTAAGAACAACTACCTGCATTCTCATGTAAGAACTATCCGCTTTAACCATCTAACTGAATGGCAGGGAGGATGTTTAGGCAATGGGCCTATCAGGGATACTATCTCAAGACTCTCTATAGATTTTTCCTGGGAAGATTGGACTCTCTTTGCAGTACAGTTAGACCAGTATGTTCATGTGGAATCTTTGGAGGGTGGTCCCTATCATCGCATGGAAAATATAGGAACCAATAATGGAAGATGGAGAGAGCAGTATGATATAGTCAGGTTTCCCAGATTACTAATGCCTCTTTCACATTCTGTCTCGAATGTGAGAGCCCCTCGGTTTTCAGAGAACTTCACCAAGGAGCACTTTTCAGAGTTTGTCACCTATTTCTGTAGGCACTTCAGAGAAACTGGTCTCTTTATTGCATTTGCAAATGACCATTATTTCTGGGGAAGTCCTGTGATTGAGACAGTAGAGAAGATGAGTAACATGTTCATAGAATGGTTCAACACCAAGAGACATCTTGGAGAGATTACAGCCACCTATGAAGAGTTGCTTCAGAATACTATTATCAAGAACAGTATAATCCGGAATGGAAAACTGATAAACTATATTTCCGAGGCTGCTACCAATAATAGGAATTATGCAAGCTATGAGGGTACATACCTGTTCCATTTCAAAGGAAATCCAGTCACTTTCCATTATATTCCTCCTGAGACTTTAGAAGGCTCAACTGTACAGGAAGCATCAAGAACTCTCAATACAAGCCTGGTAATTGCGGTTATTCAGGCAATAGAAACACACATAATCTTAGTTTATGGAAACACCCCAAGTTCCTTCGATTCCATTGAAGGACGTAACTACACACTATAAACTCAAGATTCAAGCAGAACTGCTTAAGAAGATTGAGTATGTCTGTAAGAAAGTTCCCTCTCTTGAATGGTCAGGAGTCCTGTTCTACAAGGCAGAAGGAAGCTTCGAAGAGAATAACCTTGTCCTCACAGCTGTGGACATGGTGGTTCAGGATATTGGCTCTGCAGGAGCTACAGAATTTGAAATCACTACGGATGTTGCATGCTATATTGCAATGAATGAACTTACTGACTGTCAGATGGGTCTCATTCATTCGCATAATAACATGCAAACATTCTTCTCTGGTACTGACCAGAGTACTCTCTTACAGGAAGGACTTGATAGAAATCATTTCCTTTCTCTGATTGTGAACAATGCAGGTGTATATACTGCAAAAGTCACCAGAAAAATCCACTACAAGGAAAAGTTCACTATCTCTTATAACTATGAGACTTATCAGGGAGTTCCTGTAAGTGTCGAAGGGAAAGAGATAGACAGTGAAAGCACTGTCATTGAGGCATTCCCTCTGGATATTGAGAAGGAGACTCTCCCCTCTCCCTTTCCTGAATTGGATGCAACCCTTGAGGAACTTCGTGCAAAGAACAAGGCAAAGGTTGTTCCTTTTGTACCCTATGAAGGTTATGAAGGATATAATCCCTATACTCGTAACTATTTCACTCCTGTAAAGAAAGAGGTATCTGCGGGCCCTGCAAATGTGGCTCAGCAGAAGTTCCCTTTTCAGAATTCCCAGAAGGATTCGAAGAAGATTGGGGCTGGCATTACTAAATGGGAAGAAGGGGATGAAGTCTACATTGAGAAAGAGAACCAAGGTCTTCAAACTACCCTCTGGGGAGAGAAAATCCCTTATGACAAAGTTCATTACCCTGAAGAGTCTGTACAGGATGTCCTGAGAAAGATGATTAAGGGCAGTCCCATGACAGGAGATAACTTCAATGTTCAGAGATTTGTCTCCAACATGGTCAGTGTCTATGACAAGGGCTTCAACAATCTTCAGGGATTCATGGAATGGGCTGACCCTTATCTTGAGTTCCTTTTCTGGAATGCAGATAGTGGAGATCTGGAAACCAAAGGAGCTACTATTGAGGAGATGAATGCTATCCTGGCTCACGACCTCTTGGTAGAAGTAGATAAACTGCCTGAGAATGAGTATCTGAAAGGATACAGAGAACTTCTTGAGGCTTATATTCTTTAAATATGGAAGAAGTAAATGTAGATGGTCTTATCCCTGTAAATCCTGCAACAGGTCCTGATGAGACCACCTCAAGATTCAGTTCAGCCATCTGGTATGAAAAGGTAAAAGAAAAAGATATTACCTTAGCAGGATGCGGTGGCATCGGCAGCTATGTAGGCTTTCTTCTGGGAAGAATGAAACCTGCAAGACTTGTCCTCTATGACAATGATACAGTGGAAGTTGCAAATCTCTCTGGACAGCTCTTCAATGGTAGGTTCATAGGAAGCTACAAGGTAGATGCTTTGAGGACCATGATTAATGAGTACAGTTATTATTTCACTATCTACACTATTCATGAAAGATACACTCAACACTCTGGTGTCTCACCTATCATGATTTGTGGCTTCGATAATATGGAGGCGAGAAAGGTATTCTTTCAGAAGTGGAAGGAAGCAGCACTTGATTCTACGGATGCTGGAAAGTATCTCTTCATTGATGGTAGACTGGCAGCTGAAGAGTTTCAAGTATTTGCTATTACAGGAGACAATAGAGCAGCTATGAGGAAGTATGAGGAAGAGTACCTTTTCTCTGATGAAGAAGCAGAGGAGACTCTTTGCAGTTACAAACAGACCTCCTATATGGCGAACATGATTGCATCTGTGATGGTGAATATCTTCACCAATTTCTGTGCCAATGAATGTGGATTGCCCTTCCCGAGAGAGACTCCTTTCCTCACTACCTACAGGGCAGACTACATGTACTTTAAAGTAGAGCGATGATTACACAAGGATTTAGTGGTATACTGGAGGACCACTTTTCTTTACAAGCTCCTTTATCTAACAGAGAGGATAATACCTATGATATAGGCTTTACCTGCTCTATGAGGTTGGGAACTGGAGAAGTGATTATACCCTGCATTATAGGTGCTTCCATCCATTCCAGGCTAACCAATCTTCTCGATGAGGGAAGGACTTCTTTGGAAGAAATACCTCAGGTAAGCTTCACAAGAGGATTTTTGTTGGGAAATAGTACTACGAAAAGGACTGTAATTACTGTTTTCAGAGAAGGCCTGAGAATAGATAATAATAAGTTCGTGAAGATTACTACCAATAAAGGTATTGTCTATTATGTAGGCAGAGGTGTAGTTTTGGATGCCAACAGAAGTCCCCTTCTTATCTTTGCCAGGAAATATAGGCTTGGGGGAGGCTTTCGAGAGATTAGTAGGGTACTCCTTGTATCCAGCAATGTCTATAGGAGAGATGATATGCTCTGTAAGAGTATAAAAAAGGATATCATTGAGTATATGGTGACTTCAACATCAGGAAGAGAAGTAATCATTTCTGATTTAAGGCATTATATTACCCACTGCCTTTCAGCATCTCCGAGTGATGTAGGGGAAGTGGTGGCTGCCTATGCAGAGACTATTGGTAGGAACTCCATACTATGACGAAGGAGGAGTATTTCGGAGGTTGATTGAAAGTGATTGGCAAAGATGAAATGGACAAAGTACTTGTTCTTTTGGATGGACTGTATGGGAAATATCCTATCTGGCCATTGAAAGAGAATGTATTCAAGGCCTTTCGTCTTTGCCCTTATGAGGATTTGAAAGTGGTCATGATAGGTCAGAACCCTTATCCTCAGCCTGGAGTAGCTACTGGAATACTCTTCGGTAATAATCCAAGCACTTCAGAAGAGAGTCTTTCACCTTCCTTGAAGGTCATTAAAGAAGCTGTATTGAACCCCACTATTCCTCATGGAGTGGTGAGGTTCGATAATAGCATGGAGAGTTGGGCTAAGCAGGGAATCCTGATGATTAACTCAGCTCTGACTGTAGAAGCTAACAGAATAGGTTCACACACTATGTATTGGAGACAATTCATCAGCAAAATGCTGACTAACCTCTCAATGTATAGTCCTGGACTTATCTATGTGCTCTATGGTGCTCAGGCCAAGACATTCAGGCCTTACATCAATAATAGTAATATGGTCTTTAAGGTCCCTCATCCTGCGTATTTTGCAAGGACTGGGCAAAGATTCGAAACAACTATGTTTGATGAAATAAATGTCATTCTCAAAAGAAAAAACAACACAACCATAAACTGGTATGAAAAAGTATTATAATCCTGCTACAAAGAAAGAGTATGCCTTGGGAGACCATGTAACATTCTCTACTACAGCTCCTGGAGGAGCTACTGTAACCCTATCTACTCCTATTATCAAGGAAATTCTCCCCCTTCTCTTGGAAGTAGGGTTTCTGAAAGAGAAGTCCGATAAACCGGAACTTCTCAAGCGTGAGGACATTCCTATGGATGTCATGTTCTATGTGAATCTCCTGGCACAGAACAAAGGCTGGACACTGGGGAAAACTGTAGGGTTCCTCAATGAGGTGTCCAGTGTATATCCCAGCTCAACCTTCGATATTTTGCAGATGGTCATTGCAAAATATCTGGATGAGCAGTACCCTGACCACATCAAGAACTCTCCCAGAATTTTTGAGATTAGTGCAAGCGATGGCAAAGTTGTAGAGGTTTATAAGGAAGATATTGCTAACTTCCGTAACTTCGCAGCTTTCAGAAGTCCTGAAGATGCAGGTATTGCCTGCAGAATCCTAAGAGACTTCAAAAGAAACCTGTTCAAAAAGAGTGGAAAATAAGAAGATTAAAGGAGCCACTACTGTTGATTTGGAAGGAATCCATTTCAAAAGTAAACTCGAAAAGTCTTGTTATCTGAAACTCATAGAAGCTGGACTCTTTGTCCAATATGAACCTTACAAGATTCATGTATGGACTCCTCAGAACAGGCGTCTTGAAAACATAGAGGCCTATCAGCCGAGTAAAAGTAATAGGAAAGAGGTAGAGGTCATAACAAGACCTCTGCTTCCTATTACCTATACTCCTGATTTCCTGGTTATTAAAGACCGTCTCTATTGTTTCTTCGATGCTAAGGGATATGCAAATGACAGATACCCTATAAAGAAGAAGATGTTTCTTGACTGGCTTGCAAGCCAAACCACAGGAGTACATTATAAGTTCTTCGAGGTACACTCAGTTTCACAGATTAATCATGCAATACAAATAATCAAGAGTTATGACCCCACTGGAAAAAATCAAGTCTCTGGTGCCTGAGCTACCCCCTAAGGATAGAGCATTGGCTGAGACTTTTATAAAGACCAGAGACTTCAAGTCTTTGTGGGAACTTGTTCATTCTTGTCTGGTAAGGATAAAGAGGAATGAGAAAAAGGAATCTCCCAATCCCAAGTATCAAGAGCTGAATGTGGAGAAGTTACAGATTTTGGAAGCAGAAGTGAGTAACTATCAATCATTGATTGACCCAGGATGGTTGGATGATACTGAACCGGAAGAGGAGGAAAACCCCATTGATGAAGAGTATTAAGGAAATTGCGTGGAATGTAACTGAGGAGGAGTACAGAGCAGACCCAGCCATAAGTTATTCTACGCTAAGTACATTTGCTCGTGAGTCACAGAAGGTAATACCCCATTTGCATGATAAGAAGGATGCAGAAGCTCTTAGATTCGGCTCTTTGGTAGACTGTCTTATGACAGAACCTGAGACCTTGGAGGAGAGATTCTTCATTGTGAATTTCCCGTCTACTTCTGACAAAATAGAGACTATCTGTAAGAAAGCTTTTGACCAAGAGAATCCTGCAAGGTCTCTTGAATTGGTCAAAGAATCTATTCTATTAGAAGCAATGCAGGAGGTAGGATATTATCCTAACTGGAAAGATGAGACAAGACTTCGAGATGTCATCTCCAAAGGAAAAGAGTTTTATGGTTTACTCTTCCTGGCAGGAGATAAGACTATTATGTCTACTGAGGATTATAAAAGAGCCCAAGCTTGTGTCGAAGCTCTGAAAACTAATCCCTTCACTAAGAAAATCTTCTTTGTAAATCCTTTTGAGCCTGAGGTAGAGAAGATATATCAGCTGAAGTTCAGAACAGAAGAAATAGCTGAATGTGCTGTAAGGTGCATGATGGACTTCTGTATAGTAGACCATGCCAAAAAGACCATAAGACCTGTGGACCTGAAGACTACAGGTAAGGATGAGGAAAAATTCGAGGATTCCTTTATCCAATGGCTCTATATGCTTCAGGGGACTCTGTATACACAGATTCTCAAAGCTCTTATCAGCAAGGATGAATATTTCAGAGACTTTACTATTCTTCCCTATTGGTTCATTGTAATCAACAGGTACAATCAAACTCCCATGACTTGGGAGTTCGAGGATACTTTCTGGGAAGGAGACTTTCTGGACAGTAAGACAGGAGAGGTTCTGAAAGGCTGGAGAAGATTGCTGCAGGAGTTGTTGTGGCATATAAGAGAGGGTAAATATGATTATTCATATGAGACCTATCAGGTTAATGGAATCCGTAAAATCACCAGGCTGAGAAGGAATGAATGTAATTAAAAGAGATGGGACTATTCAGCCTTATGATAGTTCCAAGATATTCAAAACCATACTGTCTGCCTTTAATGCTACAGGTAAAGCTATTGATGCTCAAGGCATCAGAGAACTTGTATCACAGGTAGCTATCAGGGATAATATCCCTATTGAACAAATCCAGGACCAAGTGGAATTCATCCTTATGAGAGCTGGTCACTTTGAAGTGGCGAAGGCTTTTATTCTCTATAGAGAGGAGCATAAGAATGAAAGAGAATTGGTCGGGATGAAGCAGTATATCAAAGATTATATGAAGTTCCAAAATGCTGCGACTGGAAGTAAATTCGACTCTAATGCCAATGTGACTATGAAGAATGTCACTACATTGGCAGGAGAGCTTCAGAAGGGTAAGTTTATTCAGCTCAACAGGAGTAGAATGAGAGATATGAATATGAAGCTTTGGGGTCCTGTAGTAGCCAATGAGTATGATAGAATGCTTGAAAGTCATGAGCTCTATAAGCATGATGAAACAGCTCCTATCTATCCTTACTGTGTGGCTATCACAATGTATCCTATGCTTCTGAATGGACTGAGAGACCTTGGAGGTATATCCAGACCTCCTAAACATCTGAGGTCATTCTGTGGCATCTTTGTGAATATGGTATTTACCATTGCAGCTCAGTTTGCTGGTGCTGTAGCTACTCCTGAGTTCCTTATGTACTTCGACTACTTCTGTAAAAAGGAGTGGGGAGAGGACTACTGGAAGGATTTTGACAGAGAGGTAGAGTTCTCTAATATTAAGATTGCAGAAGTCTTTGACCCTACTGTAGGATATTATCAAGACATTGTTCAGGAGGGGGCAAGAACCATTGAACAGGTTATTGAAGATTACTTTCAGAATGTGGTCTACTATCTCAATCAGCCTGCAGCTGCAAGGAACTTCCAATCTGTATTCTGGAATATCTCCTACTTTGACAAGAACTACTTCGAAGGTATCTTTGGAGACTTTGTGTTCCCAGATGGTACCAAACCTTCGTGGGAATCATTGGACTGGTTGCAAAGAAAGTTCATGAAGTGGTTCAACAAGGAGAGAACCAAAGACCTGCTGACATTCCCCGTAAATAAATCTGCGGCATAGTAGAGTAATCTATTATGAAAACCCCTTTAATTGCTGAAATCTCCTAATAAAGTTAGTGTAAAGTTTGGAAATGTGAGAATTTTTACTTATCTTTGCACTAAATTTATGGACAATTAGCAACTAAGTATCAAATGAATGAAATTTGGAGAGAAATTACAGGCTATGAAGGTTACTTCGAAGTAAGTAATCTTGGAAACTTCAGAAGTAAAGACAGACAGGTAAAGTACAAGACCGATGGTCTTAGAAATTATCCTGGAAAATCTTTGCTAACTGAAACTATTGTTGAAGGTTATCAAAGAATTGTATTGATGAAGGAAGGAGTTAGAAGAAGATTCATGTGTCACAGAATTGTGGCTCAGGAGTTTGTTCCTAATCCTGAAAATAAACCCTTTGTCAATCATATCAATGGTATAAAAGCAGACAATAGAGCTGAGAATCTGGAATGGGTTAGTCAATCTGAAAATGAAAGACATTCTCATACTGTATTAGGTAATTCTATGAGAGGAAAAACTTATCCTAAACAGGTAAGATGGGTATTATCTGGATATGTATCTGAGTCTATGAGTGAGGTTATTCGAACTTTAGGCACAGGTTGCATTGAGGGATTGAAGAAGGCTATCAGAGCTAACAGACCTTATCATGGAAATTACTTTGAATTTGTTTGATAAAAGTTCAACGACTATCCCGAAAGGGAGTACACCCAAGTGGGTGGAAATGGGGGGCATCCTATTAGGATGGTGATATAGTCTAAACTGCATAGTAATATGCAGAAGTTCATAAGAGAACTGCATAGAAGTAACGAATCTATGTGAATATATTGAGAAACAATGGCTCTTCTGACTGATGGTGAGGATGTATTAGATAAGGAATATGCTGACTTTACTGCAGAAATGCAGTCTGAAGGACACTCTTTCTTTGTCTATATGTCTGATTCCCCTGATAGCCTTAGTAGCTGTTGCAGACTGAGAAATGAAGTGCAAAAGAATCAGTTCTCCTATTCTTTAGGTGCTGGAGGTGTTGCTACTGGTTCCAAGTCAGTGATGACTCTTAACATCAATAGACTGGTTCAGGATGCTGTAACCAAGAAACTTTCTATTCAGGAATATCTGAGAGAGAAGGTTCAGCTTGTGCATAAATTCCAAACCTCTTACAATGAGCTCCTTAAGGAGTTCTATGAGGCAGGAATGCTGACTGTCTACAATGCAGGGTTCATTGACCTGAGAAAGCAATATCTCACTATCGGTGTCAATGGAGTGGTAGAAGCAGCTGAGTTCCTTGGTATTAAAGCCAAGGATACTGAAGACTATCAGGCTTTCATTCAGATGATTCTCGGTACTATCTCTGAAGAGAATAAGAAAGCTCGTACCAAAGAGCTGATGTTTAATTGTGAATTTGTACCTGCGGAGAACCTGGGTGTAAAACATGCCAAGTGGGATAAAGAAGCTGGCTATGAAGTTCCAAGAGACTGTTATAACTCCTATTTCTATGCTGTTGAAGATAGCTCTCTCAATATTCTTGAGAAGTTTAGGCTTCACGGAAAGAGATATGTAGCCTATCTTGATGGGGGTAGTGCACTGCACATGAACTTAGAGGAACATTTGAGTAAAGAGCAGTACAGAAACCTTCTGAAAGTAGCTGCAAGAGAGGGAACCAATTACTTTACTTATAACATTCCCAACACTATCTGCAATGATTGTGGCCACATTGATAAGAGATACCTGAAAGAGTGTCCTTCCTGTGGTAGCAAGAATGTGGATTATGCTACTCGGGTAATCGGTTATCTGAAAAGAGTTTCCTCTTTCTCTATGGCAAGGCAGGAGGAAGCAAGTAAAAGATTCTATTATAATGGAAATAAAGACGAATGCTCAAATATGTAGATACTGATGTAACATTCCAAGAAGTCCCTGGTGAAACTACTTTATGTATAAATATTTCTAATTGTCCATGTCATTGTGAGGGCTGTCACAGCTCTCACTTGGCAGAGGACATTGGTGAACCTTTGTCTATCATGGAACTACAGAGTATGATACTCCTTAATAGGGGCATTACTTGTGTAGCTTTCATGGGAGGAGACTCTGAACCCAGTTGGGTAGATTTCCTGGCTGAGTGGGTCAAAAAAAGCTCTGAGATAAAGGTAGCTTGGTATAGTGGTAGGCAAGAATTGTCTGATAAAATCAACCTTAAACACTTTGATTTCATTAAACTCGGGCCTTATAGCCAAAATGTAGGAGGGCTTGACAAGCCTACTACTAACCAAGTATTTTACAGAGTGGAACATCCGGGAGAAAATCTTGTGGATGAAACTTACAAATTCCAAAAATGAGACTGAAAGTATATATCAAATATTTCAATCCTGACTGTAAGATTGCAGATTTTGCCAAGGGGGATTGGATTGACCTCAAAGCTGCAGAGCCTGTAAGAGGACTTAAGGGAGAGTTGTTCTATATTCCTCTTGGAGTAGCTATGGACCTCCCTCATGGCTTCGAGGCTATTGTAACCCCTCGAAGCAGTACTCCCAAGAACTTCGGATTCATTGTTCCCAACAGTATTGGTGTCATTGACAACTCTTACTGTGGTGATAATGACCAATGGAAATGTCCTGCTCTTTTCTTTGGGGAGGGAGAAGTAAACAGAGGGGATAGAATCTGTCAGTTCAGGATTCAGCTGTCTCAAAAGGCAACCTTCTGGGATAAGCTCAAGTGGCTCTTTTCAGATGGATTTGAGTTTATTAAGGTAGAACAACTCGGTGCAGTTGATAGAGGTGGATTTGGTTCCACTGGTGTAGCAGGGTGTGCCTGCAATTAAATTTACAAAATGGTAGGACAGATTGTTTATCTCGTAATTCTTCTACTCATAATTGCAGGAGTTGGATATGCTGCCAAGAAAGGAGCTGTAATCTTTACAAATCCTTCGGAGCATATCCCTGTAGATTATGAGGTTTTGACGGAGTTTGGAACTCCGTTAATCACTCTTACGTCCCAGCATGGGACAAAATACACTTTCCTTGTAGATACTGGAGCCAATAGCTGTTATCTGGATGCCCGGGTAATAGATGAGTTCAGTGAGGAGGAAAGAAAGGCCATCAAAGGAAGTACCTATTATGGTGTGGATGGGGCAGATAGAACTGCACTCGACTACATGCTTACCTTTACTCATAGAAACTCAAAGCTGACAGACTTGTACACAGTGGCAAGTCTTGATGGAGTTTTCCAGAGATTCGAGACAAGTATTGGCAAGAGAATTCATGGTGTATTGGGAATACCTTTCCTCAAGAATCATGGTATGAATCTTGACATCAATCGGATGGTCGTATGGAAGAAATTATAACTCTCAAATCAAGAGAGTACCAGAATCACCTGAAGAAGCTGAAATCTGCTAAAGGGCTTGAATCGACGACTTATCTTCTGAAAGTTGAACATCCAACCCTTTACAGAGAGGATGATGATTCAGGAAAAATCATAGCCATAGAACCAAGAGGTGGGCCTGAATTGAGGGTTGGGGCTCTCCTTGAGGGTGCTGGGGAGATTCAATATATTGATTATATCCTTGGCTATGGCTACACTGTAACATTCAAGAAATGAGGTATTTAGTCAGTGGGAGACAAGACCTTTTCGAACAAAGCAAAGAGTATGTGATTATTACAGCTGAAGAAGCTCTCAGGATTCTTGAACCTATGAGAATAGTGGGCTTGGATACTGAGACTGAAGGTTTCGATGTTTATACAAAGAGACTTATATCCATTCAGTTAGGTAATTACGAACATCAGGTTATGGTAGATTGTACTACTACTGATGTGCAGTTGTTCAAAGAGTATCTTGAATCAGACAGACTATTTCTTCTCTGGAATGCAAAGTTTGACCTTAAGTTCTTTTACCACAAAAGAATCATAATCAAGAATGTCTGGGATGGTTATCTGGCTGAGAAAATTCTCTGGCTTGGGTACCTCCCAGGCTCTCCTGGTTTAGGTCTTAAGGATGCAGCTGACAGATATCTTGGAATTGAACTGGATAAGACAGTCAGAGGGAAGATTAACTACAATGGTCTATCCGAAGAAGTCATCGTCTATTCCTGTGATGATGTCAAGTATCTGGAGAAAATCAAGGAGTTTCAGGATAAACTTCTTGCAGAACAGCAGCTTTCCGTAGCAGTAGAAGTTGAGAATAAGTTCGTAAGAGTATTGGCTTATATTGAATACTGTGGAGTAAAACTCGATGCAGAGAAATGGAAAGCCAAGATGCTTAAGGATGAAAAAAGACTCAAAGAGGCTGAGAAAAAACTCGATGAGTGGCTCATCAACTATTGTGAAACTACTCCTGGTCTTAAAGTCTCTACTGTGAATATAGAACACCTTGTGCTTTGGACAAGTAATGAGGGTACTAATTACATGATAGATGACGAGAGACTGAAGATAAGAAAGAAGAAAAATGCAAGAAGAGTTCCTGCACAGGATATAAATACTCCTGAATGGAAGACAGAGGCATGGGCTGTACCTAACAAGAATCCTTGGATTCTTAAACAAGTTCAAGGGGATTTATTCTCTGATAGTCAAGCTTCTGCACAATGTCTTGTAAAATGGTCTTCTCCTACTCAGGTTATTCCTATTATGGAGCATCTGGGATTCAATCTTCTTGTTAAAGACAAGGATACTGGAGAAATGAAGAAGTCTGTAGAGTCGAAAGTAATTGAGCCTCAGAAAGACAAGTCTTCTATTGCTCCTATTTATCTGGAATATAAGGCTGCTCAGAAGATTGTATCTACCTATGGGCAGAATTTCCTTGACCAGATTAATCCCAAATCAGGAAGAATCCATACTCAGTTCAATCAGTTGATGGATACTGGCAGATTGAGTTGTGGTGGAAAGAACAAACAAACAAAAGAAGAGTACCTCAATCTTCAAAACATACCCAGTGATAAGGAGACGAGAGCCTGTTTTGTCTCTTCACATGGGTGTGATTGGATTTCTGCTGACTATCAAGGGCAGGAATCTGTCATTATTGCCAATATCTCTAAGGATGAGGCAATGATAGAATTTTTCCGGAGAGGAAAGGGAGACCTTCATTCTCTGGCAGCTAAAATGGCATATCCTAAACATTTGGAGGGAATTGCCTTGGAAGATGTCAAGAAATTAGGTCATCATTGGAGACAGGAGGCAAAGGGCGTAGAGTTTGCCATTAACTATGGTGGTGATGCAAATACCATCAGTGTCAATAAGGGTATACCTATTCAGGAAGCTCAGGAAATTTATGACAACTATATGTCAGGTTTTAGAGGAATGGCCTTATATCAGGACTTCCGTCGCAAAGATGTTATGAATAAAGGTTATATTCTTCTTAATGAAAAGACTGGACATAGAGCACATATCTATGATTATGAGATTCTTATGGGCATCAAGAAAAGGTTTGGAGGAGATTTCTGGTCTGTATACAAACAGTATAAAGGTCAGCAGTCCTGGAACATACCTCCTCAGGTTTTGAGACAAATCTATGAAAGATTTGCCAATGGGGATGAGTTCGAGGATATGGTAGGTGAGTATGATTATATAGAAAAGAAAGCCAACCAGACTCTCTATAAAACTTGGAATGTCACCCTTGCAGATGTATATGTCCATCCTGTAAAGTATTATTTCAAAAGAAAGTCTGCATCCGAAAAGCAAAGTATCAATTATCCTATTCAGGGTACCGGTGCTTTATGCTTTAAGTTTGCTTCTATCAAGTTATTCCATTGGTTAGAGGAGAATGATTTGTTATTCACAGTTCTCTATACCATTCCAGTCCATGATGAAATCAATCTGGAATGTCCAAAGGAGTTGACTAAAGAGGTATCTGAAAAGCTGGTAGACTGTATGGTCAGGGCAGGAGATATCTTCTGTGAGATTATACCTCTTGGTGCAGATGTATCTATTGGAGACCATTGGATTCATTAGAGAAGCCAAATGAAACTAACTAAAGAACAACTTCTTGCCCTCATTGAAAAGGCTGAGAGTCTGACTGATGATGAGTATAGGGTAGTAACAGGGACTATATAGAGTCTTTACGGAGTTAGGTCTATCCATTTTCGTCCTTTGACAGGAGGAGCCTTACAGATGAAGTTTCTATTTTATCTGGAGGGAAGAACCCCGGGGATAAGAATTATCACTGAATTCCCTGATTTCGAAGGAGAATTCTGGGATTTGGAAAAGACAGAGGTTCGAGCTCTCTATGACAGATGTCAGGCTAAGGTATTAGCTATAGAGAAAGCTGCTTTTGCTAAAATCATAATGTCCTTATAGTAATTATGATTGGTTAGACAATAGCTGATGATTATAGGAATTTCAGGCCATAAACAGAGTGGCAAGAATACTGTAGCTTTAATCTGGCAACTCCTTATATTCGAGGCAAGTCCTCGGTATAAGGAGATTGTCGGAACAAAGTATGTAAATGACATAGACTATGTATTAGCTTGCATAGAAGGAAGGGAAGAGTGGAACCCCTCCAGCCACTATTTCACCTGGAAACAAAGGTCATTTGCCCACAAGCTGAAGCAGGTAGTATGTACTCTTACAGGGTGCACTATGGAGCAGCTTGAGAATGAGTGGTTCAAGAACTCCGATGTCCCCTATACATGGACCAAGAGTGTCTTGGAGATAAGCACCTATAGAGAACTCATGCAGAAGCTGGGGACTGAGGTCTTCAGAAAGAATATACATGAGGGTATATGGGTTGACCTCTTAATGAATAAATATGACAAAGCTGTGATGGATGGTAAACCTGAGGATTGGTTAATAACTGATGTCAGGTTTAAAGATGAAGCAGATTCTGTCAATAGAAGGTCAGGTACTTTAATCAGAGTTCACAAGAATGAGATTAATAGGGAAGTACATCAATCAGAGAGAGACCTTGATGACTATCCATGGTTTCAATATGAGATAGACAATAATGGCTCTCTGGAAGACCTTATTATTCAGGTAAGAGATGTAATGAGAAAAGAAGGAGTATTATGAAGTACAAAGTAGTAAAGTATGGAGCACCTTGGTGTGGTCCATGTGTCATGATGGACACCATCATGGAAAGTGCAGCTAAGGAATTCCCTGATGTGGAGTTCGAGAATGTAGATGTCTCTGAAGATGATTGCGCCATCAATGAGTTCAGAATAGTAGCAATTCCTACTATTATCTGTTTCAAGGAGGACAAGGTAGTTTCCAAAACTACTGGTCCCATGACTTACCCAGTCTTTAAGATTCTGATTGAAAATTTTTTAACAGCCTAACTATGAGCAGTAATGGAAACTATCCTCCCGGAGCTCAATATGACCCTGCAGCTCCTTGGAATGAAAAAACTGAGACCAAAAAGGTAACAGTTAGTGTGACTTACAGTAAGGACTATGTGGTAGAGGTACCTGAAGGTTGTACACCAGAGGAACTTACTGAACTTGTAAGACGATCCATTGTACTTCCCAAAGAGGTAATGGATGGTATCGATGCAAGGAATAAGGGATATACCACTGCCTATGGAGGCTGGGAGGAAGATGATTTTGCAGTAGCAGAATAATGAAAGAATTAAGACCTGAGAGTCAGAAAGCTCTCAAAGTAATTAAAGAAGTATCTCCTGAAGCTGTAGTCGATGGAAGGGCAATCCTCGATTTTTTAGAGGATTACCCTATCTACGACTCACAGTTTGTCAAAGAGGAGGATGGGCTCGAATGGTCTATTGATGTCTATAAAATAGGTTATCAGTTCATCAGAGCCCTTGTGCCTTACGAGAAGTGTGAGGACTCATTTAAACCTATCTGCCAGAGGATATGTAAAGATGCTGAGTTCGACATGAATAGTCTGGCTATTGTATATCCTGTTAAGATAATGCTTACCAGATACAAGACTCTGGAAGAAATAAATGGGAGAAAATGAGGCTAATTAGACCTTCTGCAGAGATTTGGACACAAGAGGCTGGTATTTCCGGTATCTATAAACAGATAGAGAGGTGTGCCAGGGTTTGCTACAAGTCTGAAGATAAGATTGGGGAGGGTACTGCTGAGAAGATGGTAGAGATGCTTACAAAGAGAGGGCATACTGCTATGCTTGAGCATGGTACTGTGTATCTATCTTTCTCCCCAGAAGAGGGAGGTAGTGATACCTTCTTATGGGAATGTGCAAATAGCCCTTACAGTAAGATAGTTTATGATAAGGACACTAATAGAAATTATTTGACTACTAACTATAGAGTCCTTGTCGAAAATAGCTGGCTTGATAATTTAAAGTATCTTTGTGCTCCTACTAAGTATCACGAGAAAAGGGTAACTGTACATTTCACATGTGACAGAGGAGTCTCTCATGAGTTAGTTCGTCACAGAGTATTCTCTTTTGCTCAGGAAAGTACAAGGTATTGTAACTATTCTAAAGATAAGTTCGGTAATGAGCTTACTTTCATACTTCCTCTCTGGCTTTCAGGTGATTCTACGGAGCAATTACTCTTTATGAATGCTTGTAAATCAGCTGAAGGAACTTACTTGGATTTACTTAGAGGAGAAGCAATTACTTTTGTAAATGATGTTCCTACTAAGAAGACCTTTGCCCCTTGGACTCCCCAGCAGGCAAGAGCTGTACTTCCCAACTCTCTCAAAACTGAAGTGTGTATGACTGGCTTTATGTCAGACTGGGAGCATTTCTTTGAATTAAGAACTGCACAGAATGCTCATCCTCAGATGAGAGAGCTGGCTATTCCTTTAAAAGAAATGATGATATGATTAAAAACATTAAAGAAGGGGACTTTCTCTCTGAGCAGTCTCATTACAGAGTCCTGAAATTGCGTAAGGATGGAACTGCAGAACTGCGTCATACTGAGAGTAATACTAATGTAACTGTCAGTATGTCTTATATCAGAGAACTTATGGTATCTGCTGATGAGACTCTTGAGGAGAAGAAGGTAACCAAAGAGGACAAAAGAGATGGTACACTGGGTATCAGGAGCATCTTTGAAGCTATCTCAGGCCCTGAGGTATTCACTGTATGCTTCAAGAAGCAGGACACTCCCAAAACCAAACAGGCTCTTAATAAGGAGATTAATGACCGAATTACAGCTTTTGTAGAAGCTGTTGAGAAAGCCAAAGCTTCTAAGAAGAGCATTTCTCAGGTAGCTGCCAAGCACTTTGAGGATTTGGTCAAGAATCCTATTCTTCCTGTGAATGAAGGAGAGGATAGAATCCTCAGAGGCTACAAGGTTCAATTCACCTCCAGAGATGGTAAGTATCAGTGCATGGACATGAGCATTGATTCTCTCCGTCCTGTAAATATCAACACTATCAAGTGGTTGATTTACAAGGGAGTGAAGTATGTAGTCGCTGAGTAATCTACAAAAAAAAAGAGAGGCAGTTTACACTGTCTCTCTTTCTTTCTACAGGCTTGGGTTATTACTACCCAAGTTTTTTTTAACGGTCTACACCTAATTTTCCAGGGACCTCATCAGCATCTCAGGATTCATTGTATTGTAGAATGTCTGGAATGGTGATATAGGGCTCATTGCAATACTTCTTCCCAACTTGGTCTTACCTTCGAATCTTCCTGACTCTACTTCATTAAACCAATCAGGTGGCCATAGTATTGAGGTAGCCACATTGTAGGTACTTTCTATGATAGAAGTAGCTGCAATAGGAGACCTCAGAATATTAAGAGCCTCCTTAGGTGTAAGCATAGCACCTAACTCAGTCTGCATTCTTCTGAGCTGGTATAGAATCATTCTCTTATGCCATGGATTTTCATCATCTTTCCATCCATGAACTAACAGATTGAATGCAAGTACCACTAATGCAAATTGTCCAAAGTCAGCAGCAGCTCTTTTCAGATTAGCCCTTTCCAAATCTGTAAGATTCATATTGGACAGGGCTCTACCTTCTCTTAGCTCTTTAAGAGCATTCAGTACTATTCTGCCAGCAGTTCTGTAATATCCTTCAGTTTCAGCACCAAGACCTACATCATAAGTAGATTTTTGGAATCTTGCATTCCAGTTAGGAACCATGAAGTTTCTAAACTGCATACCCAGCTTACCCAGTATATACTGCTTAGCCATAGCTCTGTCTCCTTCATTGGCATTACCTACTACTCTTTGAATCAATCTACCATATCTTCTGCTCAGGCTGAAATAATCCTTTGTAGTAAACTCTGAACCATCAGCTTTTTTAACTCCTTTCTTCAACACCAGTTGAGCACCAGCATTAGGCCTATTAGGGTCAATAGGCTTTGTTTCAAGAGCATCCCATAAAGAAATATCATTACCTTTGGCATCTTTCAGTTTGGTATTATTAGCCATTGCTATAGCTACCCTGGCTCTCAGATAGTGGTCACCAGCTCCTAAGAAGAACATAAGAGTCTTCATTCCGAATAGTCTTGCTATCGGAGACCTCTCAATCTCTTTACCCCTTAGACCTTTCAGTCCTTCTTGGGATATATCGAATTTCTCAAGGAACAGGGATAGTTTATTTGATTTAAAGGCTGAGGTAAGCTCTGCAAGATGAGGCATAAGCTCCTTAAAGTAAGTAGCATCTGCTTTGGCCATGTCTTTCATATTGAAGAATTCACCTGCTATAGACTCAGTTCTTGTGAATGCAAGACCTGAAGTGATAGAGGCCATACCTACCATAATATTCAGACCAAGGCTCTTTATAGTAGCCAGGCTAAGAAGAGCATTGGTAGCCTTTTGGTTGTCTACTCCCATAGTAGTACCGGCATCTACAGCACCTCTCTGATATACCTGGTCTCTCATCCAAGCCTCGAATCTTCTATAGGCATTCTGTCCTTCACCAGTCTTAAGTACAGGGTCGAAGAAACTCTCATCTTTCAGACCTTGAAGTCTCGACCTCAGAATCTTACCACCTGAGGTTTCATAGGCAGTTCTTCTTGAAAGAACAGACCTACCTACCTCCAGAGTATCCACCAAGTCTAACATTCTCTTATATCTTACAGCCATCGAAGCATATGCAAACATAGAGGCATAGGCGTCTGTAGATAAGTCAGAGGCATTCTCAAGACTCTTCACATAGTATATAGGCAGTGAATAGATAGGATTATTTTCGAAATCTACAGGCACATCCTTATAAGCATATCCTACATCATCCACTCTTCTGAAAAGAGCATCCTTTGCAGACTGCTTAATCTCCTTTGGAGCATCTTTAAGCTTACCGGTAGTAAGTCTTTCAATGAAGTCTTTTCTTACCTGAATAGCCTTATGTCTGTCACTAACTCCAACCATTTCATCCATCTTACCTTTCAATTCCATAAAGGCATCATAGAAGGCTCTTTGCTCTTTAGTCAGCTTATTGTAAGTAGTGTTGGAATAAAGTGAAGCTTTAGGAGTTTCTACACCATTAATTATGTCTGTATTCTCCTTTCTCCATGCCACCAGAGCCTTCTTTACATCAGCAGGGTCTTGGTATTTCTTCTCAAATTCTTCAACCTTTCTGTAAGCCTCTCTGTCGAATTTGGCATAGTCTATATTCCTTATGTAATACCCAGTGGGGATTCCATTCTCATCCTTTTCATACATCCATGAGGTATCTCTATTACCTTGTGCTTCAAATAAAGCTTCTGCTTTAGATTGCAGGTCGGACCTCAGTGTATTAACTACCTCATCATACACCTCATACTCAGTTCTTTGGAATGCCTGGTCAAGCACCTTTCCAATAAGGTCGGGAGAAGAAGCCATAGCATTCAGCCATAAGTCAGCCCATCCTACATCAGGACCCATATTGTCTATAAGGTCTGAGAAATAATACTTACCTTTTCTTGCACCAGTCTTAATTTCAATGAAATCTTGACCGAACTCAGCTTTTAAGAACTCAAGGAAAGTATTGACACTCAGTGCATTATATTTTCTTGTAACTCCTTCAAGCCTTGCTCTGGTCTCTTTTAAGAGAGCCATTACCTGAGGTGAATATACCTCCTGAAACTCTGAAGAGTTAGCATCTGTAGAGTTAATAATATCATTGATAGTAGGAACATAAGATGAAAGATATGAGTCAATGTTTCTCAACTGAGTCATTCTTTCTTTCAATCCCTTCGACTCAAGTGTGGCAATTCTCTTTTCAAGAGCAGAAGAGTCCTGGTCAGCTCTCTTTATGAACTCATAAATACCAGCCTTATACTGACCTCTCTTCATTCTATTGGCCAGGTTATTGAGGAATTTCTTCTGGGCAGTAGAGAACTCCTTATTATTCTGACCGAATTGTCTAAGCCTGATAGCCTCAGTCTTATAAGCCTTCTTAAGGGAAGCCAGCTCTCTGTCAGCTATAATCTCAATTCTTGTCTTGGCTACTTTGGGAGCTTCGACAGTAGTTTCAGTGGGAGCCTCCATAGTTTCTTGAGCCTCATTACTTACACCTCTTGCAGTATTGATAGCAGTGTTAAGCTGCTCCATGGAGATGTTCCTTTTCATGGATTCCCAATTATTCTTGGTCAGAGAGGTAAGTCTGTTCAGTGCATTGAGCTCATAGACTCCTATAGAAGAGTTAGAGTAATCCTTTCCTTCCATCAGATTCTTCAGCAGAAAAGAAGCAGCCCTTCTGGCTATTTTACTTTCATCACTTCTGTATAATTGCTGATAGTTGGCAAAGTTCTCACCGAGTATTCTTTGGGCCAATCCCTTTTCAGTGATATAGTCAGTCAATCTGGTGATACCAGGGGTTCCCTTAAGAGCTAAGACTACAAAGTCCACATATCTATCAGTGATGTCTCCTTTGCCCTGTAGGAAGAGTTTTAAGCCCTCTGCTATAGCAAGTGGGTCATCTGTACTACCTTCCATATTGAAGCGATTTATGAGGTTGGAAATAGCTATTTTAGGGATACCAGCTCCTTCTAACAGGGCTCTTAAAGAACTGAGCAGTGTAGGTGCTTCAGTAGAGGAGCCATCCCTCTGCACAAAGGAGCCTTGGTTGAATACTACTCCAGTATCATCAGGATTAGTTTCAGACACTTCCAAAGAAACTAATCTTCCAATAGGTGCAGAATCTATAAGATTCTTCATCGTATTGAGCTTATCAGTGCTTTGAAATGATACTTTACCTGAGTCATCCCTGAGTCCCCACTCTCTTTCAAGTATAGGAACAAGCTTATTCAAATCAGCCTTTTCACGAGCTTCCTTTGAAATATTTAGTATAGAGGTTACAGTAGGTTCTCCCTTTCTGGTCTCTATGAACTTTCCGAATCTTTCTTCAAAAGCAGTGGAGTTCACTGACCTAATCAGGGATTCCACAGTGTCTTCCGGAAGGAAAGATAGCAGGCTCTTGTAGAGCCCACTATCCTTTGTTATTTCCTTTATACAAGCCATATATCAATTATTAAAATGGACAATCATCTTCCAGTGCATAATCCTCAAGATTCTGAGGTGCTTTGTTTAAGTCTGCAAGGTCTGGCATTGGCATATCAGGTGCTATTGCCTCTGTCTGATTCATTATATTAGCCTCAGCTACAGCTCCGGCTATATCGAATCTTTCCTCCTGTGATTCAGCAGGACCTGGCATTATACCAGTGTTGAGTACATTGTCACCTTCTGTGTATTCTCCTACCTGAGATTTCATGTCAGTTATATCTGCACCATAAGAGTATTCCTTATAAGCATTTCTCACACCGAGTTTAGATACCTCTGCATAAGAAACTGTGTCCTCAGTTTCACTGATTAGACGGAATATCTTAGGAGTACTTCCCGACATTACACCTACTATCTTCTTGAAGATAATCACATCTCCTATTACATCAGATACAAGCCATTTCTGATTTCCTTCTGGGTCTCTGACAGCATCCTGAATATCTATTGTGAAAGTACCATTCTCAATACTTCTGAGAATATCCTTTGCAGATTGCTCAGGAGCATAGGAGATAATATTCCTGTTGTCAGTATGGTTCAGTATGAATTGCTCTGTAAAACCATCCATATCCTCACCCTCTTCCTCTTGGATTCTCATGAGTTCATCTCTATATCCGTCAATGCTGAATTCCACTTCAATAGGTACAAGGTGCATCCATGAAGTAGGGCCGAAGCCAAGACCATTCTTATAGTAGGCATATTTGAACATATCCACTGCAAGTTGTCTTACATCAGCATTATCACTATAGAGCATGTCTCTCCAGGCATTGGTATATCTTTCTCTGTCAAGAGCATTCAATCCACCACTATTCTCGAAAAGAAGTGTAGGTGAAAGGAAGGGTTTACCTGAAGCATCTTTACTCTTGGCTCTGTAAGCCTTGATTCTCTGAATGAAATCATTCTGAGCCAACTCAGGAATAGAAGCTCTTAAATCAACAAATCTCTTAGGGAATGAGTTGATAAAGTATCTTCTCTTCTCTTCAGCTGTCATTACAGTTCCATCAGGTAGTACCTCAGTTCCAAGTGAAGGAAGTCTTGATACCTTGTAAGTCAGATAATCTTCAAGATATTCATCTATCTCCTTTTCACTTAGCTCTCCTCTCTTACTATTTCTTGAAAGGTCATCCAGAGCATTCAGCATATAGTCTTTCAGGAATGGGAAATATTTACCATATATCTCAGGCATTACACCATAAGTATTGGAATAGAACCCTTGAATGAAAGGAAGATGTGACTCTTCAATAGCCTTCTTAGTAGCTTCTCCCTTACCTACAGTAGGCTTCACCAGAAGCTCACCGGAGATAATAGGATTCTCAGTGTGAGTATGAGCATTATAGAAGTTCTTCAGCTTCAATATGTTCTTAATCACATGAGAGAAAGACTTAGAAGGAGAACCATTGGTAGTGTCGAACTTAGAGTTGGTAATCATCTTATTCAGATAATCACCTACTGCTAATGATTTCTTGAATGCAAAAAGAGCTGATAGCTGTGATTCCAGATACTGGGCATAGCTTGCATCTCCTTTCTTGGCTTTCATAAGCTCAGCATCCATTCCCTGACTGTCTCTGCTTGTCTTGATATTCTGGAACAGAGTAGAAGACTTGAACTCATAATTAGGATACCACCTTTCACCTGCTGCAAATGCAAAGGCATTTCTTGCATTGGTATAGTCACCTATCTGCTTATCTACAAAATCAGTGATGTCCTTATAAGAGGAGGTATCTTTGTTGTAGGCAGCAAGAGCTCTTTTAATAGAGGGCTGATTCAGGAACAGAGCTATCTGCACTGGACTGAAGCCAGATCTAACCATAGCCATAGCAGCATTGATAGTTACAGGGGTAATTCCCATATCACCAAGAACAGGGTTCTTAGCATTGTCCACAATAGCTGCAAGATACTCACAAAGAGCCAGTGACAGTTTCATGGTTCCTACAGAAGGCTTACTTACATCATCGAGAATAGAGTCATCTATACTGAACTGATACTTAGAGCCTACCTTCAGATTCATTCCCTGAGTAGCTGCATAGTGAGCATTATGGTTTGCAATGATTGCAATCAGGTTCTTACCTACAGTGTTTCTTACCTGAACATCTACTATGTGAGCTGGTGAAAGAGGATTGGCAAGAGTATTGTCAATCAGAGCTTCAAGCTCCTTAATAGACATCTTCGTAAGAGCATCTATTGAACCAGGAACCTTTGCATCGGGATTATTAAGAATAGTAGCTATACGAGCTGCATGCTTCAATGAATCAAAGTTACTAGGTCTTGTAGCAATTTGAGCATAAGATTCACTGGTCATAATAGACCAATAAGCATCGAAGAGTGCATTATCTCTTGCTCTTTTGTCCTTAACCTTGGCTGCATCCTTAATATTACCATAAGGTATTACATCAAATCCTACTTCCAGCAAGTCCATGTGATTCTGAATGTAATCATACATCTTGGATTCTATATCATTCAGTTCTACTGGCTTATCCTCAAGAGCTCTTTCTGCGAAAGCCCTTACCTTTCTGAAAGTATCTGTAGTAACCTCATCGTAAGGACTGAACTCATCTATAAGAGCTGCAACCATTTCAGAAGATACTCTCTGCTTTTTCTGAACAGAAGGTCTTAAGAAATAGAGTTTATCTACGTCAAGGTCAGAACCTGTAAGAGTGAAGACCAGAGGATTAGTGATAATAGCACCACCACCCTGCTGTGGAAGGAAGCCTTTGATTCTCAAAGGAAGAATAGAATATCCATTCTCTGTAGGAATTCTATAGGCTATCATTCTTCTTGCCTCTTCAGGCAGTATCAGATTACCTGCTGAATCTCTCTTATTAATGTCAAGAAGACCAGTCTTTGGGTCCATCAGAGGACCGAAGAGTTCCTTACTCCATGCTGGAACAAGACACTCTATGTACTCCAATCTCTTTCCATCAGGTGAGAATTTGACTTCCAAAGTCTCTCCATTGTAGGATTCCATACCCTGTATACTCTTAATACCCAGAGAAGTAGCCTGAATGTATGCACCTCCGGCCATCTTCTGCTTAGATACTCTGGTCTTTATGATAGAGATAAGTTTTGCAACTATCTTGGCAGCTCTCGAAGGAGCAAAGAATGGAAGAACTGGTTTACCATCAGAAGCCAATGATACAGCTCTGATTGCATCAGGACCGAATCTACCATCTTTCATAAGCTCTGAGGTTACCTCATCACTCAGTCTTTTATTTGAGCTGAACACCTCTCTTACACCCTCAAGACCTTCTTCCTGATTAGCCAGCTGAATATCATTGATAGCCTTGCTTAGCTCCTGCTTGGAGAGAACCTCACCTTTTATAGGGAAAGTGGCATCATCAGGAATATCCTTCATCTCAATCTTTCTAAGCTGAGAGCCTACAAGAGCCTCTGAGTCTACAAAGTGAGGGACTGTACTAACCTGAACTCCGAAGTCATTAGGGTCAATCTCAAAGATAACCTGACTATCCCTTCCATTGGTTTGGCTGTTCAGATTGGCAAGTATCTCCTCTTTAGTATTTCCCTTTAGCTCAAGATTACCTTGATTACCTACCTTTACAGCTGATTCAAACTGAACTACATCTACATTGTGCTCCTGCATATACTGAAGCATAGCTTCAAGTTTAGGCTTACCCTTCGCATGTTGAGGAGTAAGTACGAAGATAGAGTTCTTATTTTGGAAAGGAACCGACATTACCTCATCACTTTGAGCATCCTGGAATCCTCTTTGAGTATATACGAAAGGCTTAATAATTTGGAACAGAACACTATAGTCATCCATGGTCCATCTCTGCTCTCTTGGAGACATCATCTTCTGATATACTCTCTCAAGTTCTGCATTCCAGTTGCCTCCTGCCTGCATAAGCTTTTTATAGTAAGGAAGAGTAGTAATAGCCTGACCATCAGTTTCAGTAATCTCTGAGAGCTTTCCAAGCAACTGGTCTCTTCTTTGAGCAGTAAGTTCTCCTCTTCTGACAGCTGCATCATAGATACCCTTGATTTGCTCAAGACCACCTGCTGGTACATTGGAGTCTTTCATAACTACCACTCTCTGCTTTGTCCCAGGTTCCCATGCCAGCTTCTGTGTAGAACCCTGAACCTGTTTGAATCTCTTCGAAAGGTCAGTAAGGTTAGGATAGAAGGCAAGGTCTGTAGTAAGTAGCTCATAGATATGACCTGAAGCTACCAAATCATTATAGAAGAAGTCTTCAATCTTATTGATAAGTACATTATTGTAGACTATCCTCTTGGCAACCATCGGAAGCTTGTTGGCATTTAGATGATTCTTTATAGTAGCCACTCCTTCAGCTATTCTGTCGAATGACAGATTCTCAAGGTTTCTATAGAAAGCCTCGAAGCTGTCATTCCACATCTCAGGCCTATTTCTTACAAGGTCATTTCTCACACCTTCCAGAGCTTTCTTAAGAGCTGGAATACCAGTCATATCGAATTTAACTCCTGGGAAAGGAAGTCTCCCCTCATCATCAGCAGTAAAAGCACCTTCATTTTTCAACTTGGTGAGGAATGCCTTGAAATCATTGTTAAGAATAGCTGACAGGGCATCCTTAGTTTCATCGAGAATCATCTGGCTTGCATCCTCACCAAGAGACTTACGTCTCATAAGGTCATCCATTCTGTCAAGGAATGGAACTGACTCTGTAGACGAAAGAGGCACTCTGTAACTATTCAGAGCTGGGATTATCTTGAACTGAGCTCCACCTATCTTATCCTTGGAAGCTCTTGAGTCAAAGTTAGTTATAGGAGTTATACTTTCTCCCGCAGCCATTCTTTGCTCTCTCTGTCTTACAAGATTGATTCTCACATACTCCTGCATTACCACATCAGTAAGGGAATCAAGAGCCTGCTCCCTCACAGAAGCAGCAGTAGTCTCTTCAATCTTGGGAAGTGTCATAAAGTAACACTTGGGAGCATCAGACATTACAGGAACCATGAACCCTGCATAGTTGCTTTTCTCATTGGTGAAAGCACCGAATTCAGTCATTCTGACTATGATGGTATCAAGAAATCCCCATTCCATATAGGACTTACCATCCTTATTGGAAAGCAATGTGTGAGCTCCAAATCTCTCCCTTGCCTCAGAATCCGACTCCAATCTTTCAAGCAGTCCATTCATCCATCTTCCAGCAGTCTTGTCATAGAAGAAAGAGAATCTTTTGAACTTTTCTTGAAGAATGTTCATGAAATTGGTTCCCTTTATTCCACTTACCAGCTTGGAAAGATAGTTAGGAAGCATATAGGAATAATAAGAATCACCACCTTGTCTGAAGCTGGCTTCCCTTGCTCCCTGCTCCAGGAAGAACAGACGAGCTATTGCATTATATTTACCCTTGTAGGTAGATATAAGTTCCGTACTGAACTTCACAGAATTTGATTCAAGGCCTGAGAGAATCTGAATAGCATTGTTGAAAATGATATTCACAGGGTCTGCAACAGACTTGGTATTACTGATTCTCGGCGAAGTGAGTATTCTTTCCAGAGCATCAGGAGAGTAGCTGACACCTATAGAATGAAGAAGATTGCCTATAGTCTTCTTTAGAGAAGGTGTAAGACCTTGAGCTCTTGAGTTGGCTTTCTTATATTCAGTCTGAGCAGCTATAGCTTTTTCTTTCAGAGAAGTTACATTGGAAGCACTAATTGCATTATCTTTCGTATAAATGCTATCCTTAGACAGCAATACTCCTGTATTAATGTTCTCATTGTACTTATCTATGATAGGCTTAAGCTTGATATTCTGATTAAGGGATTTGGATATATTGGCCTGAGGGTCGATGTAATTATACTGAATAAAAGTCTTGTTAAAATCACCATAGAACAGGTTTCTCAGTACAGTGCTTCTTCTCAGTGAATCTATTACATTGGCAAGCCAAGGGAATTCTTTTACATGGAACTCAAGAGTAGAAATCATGTCCTCTACAGACTGCATTCCCTGAAGCAGTTCAGTGAGAGTTCCATGAGCTATGTCCATATCCAGATAGATAGGAGTTCCTAAGTCATCCACCTCTTCCTGACCATTGATATCAACTCTTGGAATAGCAGAAAGAAGTGACCTTACCTTCAGTGAAAGGGTATCAAGACCTGAAGTCTTCTCACTTCTGAAATCCCAATCTTCCTTTGAAGAGTGCTCCTCTTGCTCTAATTGGTCATTCTTTTGGTCTATTTCATCCATGTTCTCCTGATAAGAGTCAGATACTTTGACTACTCCGGAGTCTACATACATATTGATACCTTCCGTAGCCTTAAGAATAGGAGCAGTTTCCTTCACAAGTTCTGTAAAGTGCTCTAACATTCTGGCTTTCTTCTCCTTAGTAACAGCATCCACCTCAGGGTCAAGAATAGCCTGGTCAAGGAAGTTATATTTTACAAGGTCCCAGATTTGCTTTACCCCATATTGCTGGGTAATAAACTGAGCCCTGTCCATAACATTCAGATTATGAAGTAATTGCTCTCTTCTGTAAGCATCTCCGGGTCTCTTTAGCTCTTCTCTTATAGCCTCTCTGTCTCTATTCCATAGAGCAGTAACTACCTCAGAGAATCTATTGGCAAGATACCTTACTCTTTGCTTTCTCTCTATTGGAGAAAAGGCTGTAGTTACCACAGCTCTTTGAATCTTCTCAGATTCCTTTACCTTCATAAACTCCTTAAGTTCAGGTAGTGTAGGAAAGTCATCTGTATTATTCTGCTCCTGCCACAGTGATACATTCACACCTATCAGCTGTGGTGATATAGACGAAGAAGTTACATCAGCATTTAGTTGCTGATGTAACTCCCTAATCTCAGGTGCATTAAGATTTACACATTTCTTTGCCATATTCTTATGAATAACATTCTATTGCTTTCTGTTGCTCCTCTTTACTCCAGTTGTTGAATTCCTCTTCAGTGATTCCCACCTGAGCCATATTCTCCCTTTGAGTTTCAGTGAGCTCTGCAAAGATAAGTAAATTATTTGTATTTTGCAAATCTTTTTGGAATTTATTTACACCTGCTGTACTCTTATCCTTATTTCTACTTGTGGCTGCTTTGTCGGCCTGATAAAGAGAATCAAGTAGTGGGTCTCCCATAAGAGCCTCTCTTATTCTACTATAGATAGGAATCTTTGCAGGAAGAATAGCTTTCTTATTAAGGCCCAATTTCTTGGTAAGGTCTTCATATAGCTTACCGAACTTATCCTTTTTGGTTGCTATAATTGAAGTAATCAGAGCTTCAATACCACCTAACTGCTCAAACTTAGAAGGGTCAGCTGTAAGAGCTAAGGCCAATAGCATCTGTCTTTCAACTTTCATGCTTTTACCATTAAGGCTACCAAGTAAATCCTTGATATTATCAGACATAGAAGCTAAAGCATCACTGAATAGCTCTACACTGAATGGCTTAGAGCCAAGAACTGCTTTAGGAGCTGGTCTTGCAGGCTGGGGAGTAGATACAGGCACCTCTGTGACAGTAGATGGATTGGCAGGTGCTGGAGCTGGTGTAGCCACAGTTCTACCAGATTCATATACTTTATTCACAAGGAAGAAGTTAGTGTCCATTACAGGGCTTGGGATTACATTGGTAGATATAAGCCCCCATTTCATAAGAGTATCAGCATAAGACTTGTCAGTCTTAAGTCTGTTCTTATCTACCTGATAGTACATTCCCAGTCTCATAAGAGCATTGAGAATATCTTCCATCAGCTCTTCCTGAGTTCTTGTCCTATCCCCTAAAGTAGGCTTCTCCAACTGTACATATTCCTTCTGGATTACTTTACCAGCCTTGTCCTTTTTAAGGAATGCAAGATGCTTTGTAAGGATACCAGGACCTGCTCTGAATTCAGTGATAACTCCTACAAGATTACCAGTATATACCCACTTGGAAAGAGCTTCGAGGCCACTGTTCAGCTGAGGGTGATTGCCATTTCCAGGACTTTCATCAGCTGCAAGAGACATAAGCTGTATAGCATCTCTAATCTTATCACCAAGTTCACCAGTCAACATTCCATTGAATGGAAGAACCCTCAGTGAAAGAGGCATATACTGTCCATTAGGACCCTTTACAAACAGATATACTCTACCATCCTGATTTGCAGAAAATGGCAGGTCATGAGCTATCATATCTTCCGACAGAGGCTTATTGGAATATATCTGACCATTGTTAGATATAACTCCTATAGTCCAATCCGGCCTTACTCCCTCTGGGAATAGAGCATTGATTACTGAAGAATTAAGAGCTCCTTCCTCTCCGAATCTGAACTTACCATTGAATATCTGACTTACAGAATGAGCTTTAGTGCCTATAGTAACCTGTCCATCCTTGGATTTCATTACCTTAGTATCCAGCTTATAGGAACCAGGAGCTGCCATAAGCACCTGAATGTCATCTAAGGACTGAAGCTCACCTATATCCTTTAGAGGTTTTCCAAAGAAGATAGTGTCTCCGAAGGTATGGTCTATATATGCAATTACCGTATCACCACTCTTCAGCTCTCCTCTATTGAGATAGCTGTAAGCTCCCTTTTGTGTCAGATAATCATATATTCTGGTGAAGTTCTCATCCACTTCCATCATGCCTTGCTGTCTTGCATAAGCATTCCAAGACTCTCTATCTGCAGGAGTTATAAGCTCTCCTGTATATTTAAGAGCATGATAGTTGACCTCTGTAACTGTACCTGAGGTCTCACCATAAGACTCTATGGAAGTGTCTACATCAGGACTTGGTGTATCTGGATTAATAGCTGGTCTCTCTGTAGCTGGAGCTTCTGTCGGGTTAGGAGAGTCTGCCTTTGCAGGAGAAACAATACTCTCTGCTTCCTTTATATCCTCTTCCATAGCACTGTCAGATTCCTCTGCTTCTGTATAGACAGAACCATCATCGAAGATTATGTCACCTTCAAAGGGGGACTCAGATGCAGGAGCTACATCAGGTACCTTTGCATTGGTCTCACCAGTTTTAACGAGAGTATTGGTGATAGTGTCTTCTATAAGTTGAGGAAGTTGTGCCAACTGCTCCGGAGTAAGATTGAATTCATCTGGAGAGATAACTCTCGAAAGTTCATTCTTTATAGCTGTATTCATTCTTATAGCTCCTGAAGGAGTTGCAAGAAGAGTAGCAGGGTTATTGTCTATAACATTCTCAGCTACCTCACTGATGATGCTTTTGATATCTTCCGGTATCTCAAGACCATCTATAGCATTCACTACATTGGATAGTAGTGCTTTCTTCTTATTGAGCTCTATATACTTGGGGTCTTTGCTATCTTCAAGGCTCTTGATAAGAGAGGTATAGTCTTCAGGAGTAGTAGAGGCTTCGAGATTTCTCAGGTCCTTCAATGTATTGACATTCTCAAATCTCGACTTAAGGTCACCTACATTCTCTTTCTTTCTCTTTTTCTCTTCTTTCTGAGCCTCTTTCTCGACTCTCTGATTAAAGGATTCGGGATTGAAGGTAATAGCATTGAAAGCTACTATGCCATTTCTCATGGACATACCCATTCTGTACATATCCATAAGGTCATCAGTAACTCTCTTTGCACTTGCATCCTCAAGATAATGTCCCTTGGATTTCTCTCTTACGAAGCTTCTGACTCTCTTGTATAAGTCCTCAAGATTCTCTTCTCTGAAGTTAAGAGCAGGCTGAGTCTGATTGATTGAGTTAAGCAATACATTCAGGTTGTGGTCTTGAGGGTCTGCCTCTGCAGTCTTCAGATATTCTGGAATTTGCTTGCCAACCTCCTTGTATCTTCTATTCCAGTTATCCAGTTGGCTCTTCAAAGTTACGAGAGAATTAAGAGCATCATTGCTCAGTTGGTCTCCATAAGTAGCTCTGATATTTTCAGAGTTGGTGACTATTCTGCCAATGTCCTCTCTTACCTGTCTTGCCTTATCCTTGTATTCCCTTACTATCTCAATGGTACTCTTGTTTCTCAGATAGTCAGGTATTTCACCATCCTTTGAAAGACCTTCGAGAATAGCCTGACCATTCTCATCATTCTCTTCCATTTCAAGAACCTTATCTACCTCATCAGTAAACAGGTCTACTCTGTCTATCTGCTCAAGAGAAGTAACCAGATTAACTAATTGTCCAAAGTCTTCTGACTTATAGGCAAACTGGTCTCTCATGCTGCCCTTCTTTTTATTCTCCTTTACAGCATCTACTATAAGGGCATCCATAAGAGTCTGATACTGAGGAGTGCTTCTCATAGCATTGATTCTATCCACAGTCTCAGCAGCCAAGGTATTCATCTCCTTATTCTCTCTAAATGTATTAATCATTTCAGGAGTTTTGAAGATTCCTATTTTCCCATTGGACTTTCTATGCGGCATAGGAATAGGCAGCATGGCAGCTCCCATACCCATAATAAACTCAACCCAATTATTGGCATCTCCCAACTGGTCTTTAAGACCCTCTGCAAGACCTGTTATGAGATTGAAAGTCTCAGCTTCACCTTGTCTATTTCTCTTTTCTCTTAAAGGCTCATAAATGTCCTTCTCAGTCCAATAACCAGCACCCTTTGAAAATGAAGACTGTGACATCTCCTCAACACCTTCATAGGCTGCCTTTCCCAAGGACTCTACAATATTTCTGAAAGTACCTCTTGGAGCCGCTTCAAGAACAGTTTCCCCTGCTTCATTGGTAGTCTTTCTTACAAAGTTCGAAAGAGTCTTGTTGGCTCTATAACCACCTGAGTAGATTTTACCCAGAGTCTTATAGTGTGTGAATCCGAGAAGGGCCATATTCTCTGCCCAGATTACATTACCCATTCTGACTGAAGCATCCTCTATTTCAGCAAGTCTTTGCTTATAGCCTTCATCAGCTATCTGAGAAGCTCTCAGCTCAAGAGCTGTAAAGTAATCTGTACTGGTTTCATAATCATAGGGACTAATCTCCTTTGCAGCTTGAGTAGTAGCTTCTGCAAGAATATCATCTCGATTAGCTCTATATATATCCTCTAACTGCATTTTCTTAAGATTAGCCCAGTCCTGAGTATTACCATAAGCCTCGATAGTGGCCTCACCATTAGCACCTAAGATAGAAGCAGCTGCCTGGGTAGCCATATTATTCTTCGAAGAAGTCGCAAGACTGCTTACAGCCTTGAAAGCCCCTTTACCTACTCTAAGAGCATCTATTCCTCTTCCAAGAAATTCGAATGCTTTCATATAGGCAGAGCCTGAATAGGCAGCACCTACTATGAAACCTACAAGCTGACCAAGGTTCTGTGCTAAAGGACCTGCATGGAACAGATTTCTTAGAGGGTTCTCCTGTTCATCCTGAGATTGATAGATAGGTGCTATCTCCTGAACTGCCTTATTGACAGAATCCATAGCTGCTGTGAAATCATTGTTCCACAGTCTATTGAACTCCCCCTGACCTATAGCTGCTCCAACACCATAAAGAAGTCCCAGAGTACCTTGCATGAAGGTAGTACCAGCTGTAGTTACAGCCTGTGGTACAGAAGCTGCCCATTTAGCAAGAGCTGGCTGATTAGCTGCTCTCAGGTTGGCTATATCCCATTGGTCCTGTGGATTGACTAAAAGGTCAGAGTCATATCTTGAAGCTCCGAAATCTCCCAATTCAGGCATAGGTACAGGGGTGCTCCAACCTGGAGCCCCTGTATCTTCATAGCCCACTCTACCCATACTTAGGTCTTGGGCTCTTTGCCTTACTTTTATCTCTGTAGGTGATGGCTGATATAGGTCAGGGTTTCTTATACCCTTTAAATCATGACCACCTGTAGCTGTTATATCTTCTACTGCCATATTACTTAGTGAATAAATTGTCTCTTATAGGCTTGATGTTAACACCAGCTGCAGAAACTGTGTATGGAAGAGTGTGTATTCTTCTATAGTTGGACTTTGCTACTTCAAGGGCTCTGTAAGCCTGCATTGTATTCTCTCTTCTGAACTCCTCCTCTGCAGCTATGAGCTCAGCCTGAGCAGCTGCCAAATCATTGGAACCTACCCTTCCTCTGAAGGTTTCCGGCTCTATAAGATATGTAGAACCATCTATGGTAATTACCTGACCCTGTAAATTAGGATTATAAGATGCACCGATTACAGGAGAACCTTTCACAGTAATCTTACCATTCTTATCCTCATTGAGTACATCTCCCTTCTTCACAGGAGAAGAGCTGAATGTAGGAACACCATTTCTGTCCCATGATTCTATCTTCTTAACTCCTTGTAATGTCTTACCATCTGCACTTACAGTCTCTGAAAGAAGACTTCCTACTACAGCCTGAGCATCCTGTGGGTCAATAGGGATTCTTTCGAAATTAAGAGCTGTGGGAGAATCTTCATAAAACCTATTCTGCATAGCTTGATTAATCTCTCCTACTGTAAGACCTGTACCATCAGTAAATCCGAAGTACCCAAGGTCTTCCATCAAACTGTCATAAGCATTGGAAATAGATGCCTTTTCCTCTGGAGTAGAACCCTCTCTCATTACAGCCTCTCTGCTTCTAAGTCTTCCCTCTGCATCGAATAAAGTAGCTGAACTTTCCTTGGTGTAAGGAGCACCACCTACAGATTGAACCCATCCATTGTTATATCTTAGTTTGCCTTTCTTAAGGATATCAGATATTCTATTCTGAACCTCCTTTGTGGCACCTATAGTTTCACTTGGACTTGCCATTCTGAAGCTACCTCCTGGGAATAGATTGTCTGTAGGAGCCTCCTGAGCTTTCTGAGAAGCTCTTAGTTTACCCATCCAGTTCTCAGCCATCTGGTATTTCTCTTCTCCGATGGCATTCCACAGACCTCTTGCTGTGTAGTTTCTTGCATTACTGATAGCTTCCTCATTACCCCAGCCTGATATAGGTTGCATAACTTGGTCTATCACCATTCTAAGCTCTCTTGGAGCTGTATCAGAACCAGAGATTGCATCCTGAATTTCCTTTGCAGTATATCCGGTTCTCATTCTGGTTTCATAATATTGACCACCCAGAATGCTTCTCCACTTTCTTGGGTCATCTCTCATCTCTTTAGACAATGCAGAAGCTGCCTGTCTTGCAGAATTTTCAAGATAAGCTCCTGAATAAGTTGCAGGAGATAGCTCAGGGTTAGCTATAAGCTCACTGAGAGCTATCTCTTCTGCTCCTCTCTCAATCAGAGTAGTAGGGTCTTTAGCTCTCATCTCCTTTTGTAATTTAGAGAGCTCAGCTCTTCTCTGATAAGCTTGTTCTATTGGAACTATATTCTCAGTATATCTTCTTCTCACCTCTTGAAGAGCCTTTCTGCCTCCTGGCTTAAGTCCCTCTGAAGCAAGTGCATCAGCTGCTTTCTGAAGTTCATCTGCATAGCTTCTATATTGCTGATAAGTATCTTGGTCAATCTGACTATTCTTCAGCCTTTCCCATTGAGCTGCTTGATTGGCTAATTCACCATAGGCAGCTTCCTGGGCATTGTATTCATCTGTATAAGCAGCTATAGGTCTAAGCATCTCCTCATAGGAGAAAGGCTTAAATCTGCTGTTTACTACCATATATCCATTTGGCATATCCTATAGTTTTAATTTTAGTTTACCACCTTTAGCTCCACTTCTCTTTACTCTACCTTGAAGGTCTGTACCAGCCTGATAGACACCTGCTCTACGCAGACTATCTATTGCATTTCTCCAATAATTCTCTTCACCAATACCACCGAGTGATTCAAGGAAGTTAGTGAGGTTGGCTGCAATAGCATCTCTCTTAGCAGCCCTATCAGCTCTATATCTTTGATTCTCAATCATTCTCATTCTTGCAGCTTCTGAAGCAGCTTGCTGTCTCATCTGAGAGTTGAACATTCCAGTCTGAATACCCATTTGAGCATTGGCCTGGTCTGTCTGTCTATTGAAGCCTGCAACTCTTTCTCTTTGAGCCTGGTTATATTCTTCAGCCTGTCTGAATAAATCACCCATTTGATTCTGGGCATTATAGTCAGCTGCTGTAAGACCAGCTATCAGAGTACCTCTGTTACCATTAGAAGCATTTGCAATAGCTCTTCTTGTAGCTCCAGCCTGAGCATTGAGTTTATTCTGGTAGAACTCTCTGTCGAAGGGCCTATAGGTCAACTTCTGAGTCAATGGAGTATAACCTACTGACCTTCTGCTTCTTATAATTGAATCAGCATTTCTGTAATCCGGGGCATCTACTGGAGTAAGTGTAGCTGCCAAAGCACCTAAGGCTCCACCAAGAGCCGGTGCATATCTCATATAAGTAGGCAGGGCACTCCCTTCATCAGAAGCAGTGCTTTGGATAGCTGCTGACCTTATCTCTGGAATATCTTCTATAGGAAGACCTCCTTGTCCAATACCCTCTGCACCATAGGTAGCCAT